TCAGGCTTCGACGGTTCGCATCAGGGTTGCCAGCTCATCCTTCACTGACTGTACCTGCGGGCCAATGACGACCTGCAAATTGTGTTGATTTAACTGTACCACGCCGATAGCCCGGTTAGCTTTAAGTGCGTTGGTATCCACTTTGGACATGTCCGCCACCGACAAACGCAGGCGGGTGATGCAGTTATCCAGAGAGGTAATGTTATCCGCACCGCCCAGCGCCGCCAGAATAGCCGGCGTGTTATATCCGGATTTCCCAACGGTACCGGCCACTGCCTGTTCAACGCTGGTGGCCGTATCGGTATCGCGGCCAGGCGTTTTCAGGTTAAAGCGGGTGATGGCGAAGCGGAAGATCCCGTAGTAAACCGCGAACCAGATGGCGGCCACAACCGGCACCAGATACCACTTGGTGGACAGGCCGTGCAGGATACCGAATACCACGAAGTCAATCACGTTACCGTCGGTGTTACCGATGGTTACACCGAGCACAGCCATCACGGTAAAGCCCAGGCCCGTCAGTACGGCGTGGATGAGGTACAGCACCGGTGCCACGAACAGGAACAGGAACTCGATAGGTTCTGTTGTACCGCCCACCACGCAGGCAATAACGCCGGAGATCAGAAGGCCTTTAATTTTATGACGATTTTCCGGACGGGCACAGTGGTACATCGCCAGCGCAGCGCCCGGCAGGCCGCCGAGGAAGGCAGGCATTTTCCCCTGAGAGAGGAAACGCGTCGCACTTTCAGAGAAGCCGTGCGTGGTCGGGCAGCTCAGCTGGGCCTGGAAGATGGTCAGCGCGCCGCTAACGGAATGACCGCAAACGTCCATAGTACCGCCTGCTTCAGTAAAACGGATCAGGGCAACCAGGATGTGCTGTAAACCAAATGGCAGCAGCAGACGTTCACCCGTACCGAAAATCATCGGGCCGAAATCACCCGCGCCGTTGATAATGCGGCCAATTCCGGTGATCCCCATGGCAAAAACCGGCCAAATCAGAGGGATGATCAGACCAAACAGACCCATCACAACCAGCGTAATGATTGGCACAAAGCGGGTGCCGCCGAAGAAGGCCAGCGCATCGGGCAGGCGGATGTTATGAAAGCGCTCGTGCAGCATCCAGATAATCACTCCCGCGATCACGGCTCCAAGGATCCCGGTATCGATGGACTGAATTCCAATCACGCTCTGAATGTTATTGGCTTTCAGTACCGCCGCGTCGGTCGTGGGCAGGATCCCTTTGGCGGTCAGCCAGAAGTTAACCGCAAGGTTCATGACCGCATAGCCAACGAAGCCCGCAAACGCCGCCACGCCTTTGTTTTCGCGCGCCAGACCCAGAGGAATGGCGATACAGAACATTACCGGCAGGAAGCTAAAGGCAAAAGAGCCGACCTTGCTCATCCAGATGAATCATGATTGAAGTGATATTAATATTTTAAATCAGATAGTTAAGGTTATGCGGTTTTTCTATGGGGCATCAGTGGGGCATTTTGAGTAAATGATGCGTTCAAAATGCCCACCTGGTCATGGTTATTCTCGGTCATCCATTTACCGTAAACCGTGAATAGCATTTGCGCTGACGAATGGCCCATCTGGTGCGCAACGAAATTTGGGTTCGCTCCGGCGACCAGTGCCCAGCACGCATATGTGTTTCTGGTTTCATAAGACCGTCTTTGTCGGACGCCTGCACGACGCAGGGCAGTGCGCCAGGCTGAATTAATGGATCCGGGGACGTAGCACATCGTCTTCTTACCGTTCATTGAAGTAATGGACGGCGAGAATACAAAGGTGCATTCATCGGTTCTCTTTTTTTTGTATTACCGTAGGCTGACGCTTACCTTGTGGGATGCCATCATTCTGGTCAGTGGCATTTGCGCCTTGAGTGCATCAATTGCTGGCTGGGTCAGCTGTATTGTTCGAATCCCGGCGTTGGTTTTTGGCAGGGTGAAGTTTCCCTTCAGGGAATAGTTCCGTGACACTGTAACAGTCCAGTTGACAGTATCCACATCCTCCCAGGATAACGCGCTTAGTTCGCCATGCCTGACGCCTGTATTTACCGCAAAGATAACCATATTCTGAAACTGTAGCGTTGGGCAGGCCGCAACCACTCTCTGATACTCATCAGAAGTAAGAGGATCTGGAATGGGTCTTTCTTTTGCGAGAGGGGTAATACCTGCCATCAGATCGGTTTTCAGGTATCCACTTTTGAAAGCAAAGCCAAGCATCCCGCCAAGACATGCCATATAACTATTGACGGTAGGAACGCTTCTTCCTTTTTTGGGTGGATGATTCAGTCCATGCCTGGTTTTCTGCCAGCCGTTCAGTAGCTCCTTCCTGGCACTAAGGATATCTTCAGTGTTCAGGCTGCCGATATACCTGTGCTCACCAATTGTTTCGATAGTGGTTGTGAGGTGGCAATCGTAACGCCTCAACGTCCCGAGGCTAAGCTCCATCTCTTTAAGCCCAAGCCATTTCGATTTCAGTTCAAGTAGTGAGATTTGCTTTCTGACAGTGCTGAATTTCTCTGCGTTCGATGAATCAGGGAATTGCGAGGCATAATTGAATGTGCCTGTCTTTATCGCAAAGCAGACTGAAGCCCGAAGTTCGCCTGCCATTTTCCTGTTTTTTGGCGTGTCAGGAACGCCGAGATTTTCCCTGACACGCTTCCCCTGATATATGAACCATATGCGTAACGATTCGCCATGAACCTCTACGCCTGTTGGGTATGCTGCCATAATCATTCCTCGTTTTATGTGCCAAAGGACATTTAAGCAGATATTCTCCGGCGTTTCGCTGGGCTTTGGTGCTCGATCCAATGGTTTATCTCATCGCGGTTATACATGATTGGGCTGTTTTGCTTAGGTGCCATATCAGGGGCAACATGGCGATAATGCTTTCCCTCCATCCAGGTAGACCGGCGGGCATGCTGAATCATGTGCTTTGACATGCCGGTTGTCGCAGTTAAAAGTTCCTCTGTGACCCATTTATTCGGTACCAACTGAATAATGTCGCTCATGGTTTTCTCCAGGCAAAAAGAAGCCGCCCGTAGGCGGCAATAACATCAAGGGATGTGAGGCGGTGCTTTCGCACCCAATAGCCAGCTCATAACTGGCTATCAGTTGCGTCATAACTGACTGCGTATTTTCTCAAGGTAGTCAGGATCAGGTTCCATCTCGTCGCATATCTCAGGCTCTTCAAGAGCGTCACGAAAAGCAGCCGCTACAATCTTCCCACCCATAAACGACATGCCAGCGCTAACCGGCGGCTCTTTACCGTCCTCATATTCAAAGACGAACGTCATCTTTCCCATAATTTCTCCTCATGCCACACGCTGGGCGCGCAGCGATTTAATGTGTTCACTCGTCTCCAGTTCGGCGCGTATCTGTGCCGCCTCACGGTGATCGAGGTGCTCAAAGTAATTGTTGAATCGGTCGATTGAAGCGGTGTTGATCCGGCCCTGTCGCCAGTAGCGGACTATCTGTGATGTGCAGCTGTGGATGATGACGGGCCAACCGTGCTGGTCAGCGTAAATCTGACCCCGTTGAATTAGCTGGAACATTGGATGACTCCTGCAAAAGGAGGTAGACAATTGCCACGGCGCGAAGTGGATTACGGTGAGTGGCGGTAAAACCTAATTCGTGTGATGACATCCACACAGTCTTTCCTGATGGAACGAGCCTGATCCGATGTTTCTTCATTACCGGGAAAAGCTCTTCCGCTTTGTGCAAAGGGAAGAAGCCAGTGGTTGCTTTGGTTCCACACCAATCCCAGCTAAGCTGAGCACCTCCTGAGTGATGAGGACTTATTTCTGCTTCATATTTCGGCTTAAGAAGGTTTGCGAGAAGCACGCTGATTTGACCATCACTGAGTTTGCTGTAATCCATCACATGCCTCTCTGTTTATTCCGAAGCTCAATGACGACCTGGCACTCTGCGCAGGTCTGGCAGCCGGGAACGGCAGCACGCCGTGGCTCAGGAATTGGTTCGTCGCATTCTTCACAACGCTCAGCTTATACGGCGTTGCGGTTGAGCCGGTGAGCGGAAAGGGCGGCGTTACGCTGAAGCTCTTCAATCTCTGCTGCGGTGTCGATGATGTCAGCCATTTCGTGCTCTCCTGCGTTTCTTGGCGGCTCGACGCGCCGCTGCAATGCCAGTCTTCCGGCCGCTAACCGGGTAGCTATTTCCGGTACATAGAGAAGGGGGAATTTCTGCGATGCTGCACGGTTTAATCGAAGCCAGAGTGCCGGCCATGACAGCTAATGCTATGGATGTTCGTTTCATGGGTGCTCCCGGAACTGTCGGTTAATTCGGTTGAAGGTGAACGCCAGCAATAAAAAAGGCCGCGATAGCGACCTGGTGATTAGTGCTTTCATGCTGCACCGCCTTCATTCTTTTCGGCTTCTACCGCCATGCGTTCAAGCCTACGGTCTAAGGCAGCTAAAAGACCTTGGAACTCTTCCTCTGACTCGACAGGGATTGGCACAAATCTTATTCCTGCCTGAGCGAGCATTTGGGCGGTCTCAAGGCACTTCCTCAAATCAACGGGCGAGGCTTTGTTCATGCGGCTTTCTCCCCGGGTAATGGTTTCAGACCGTCATTCAGCGTGCGCTCAAGGTTGGACAATATTCCTCGCAACCTCTTTATCTCTTCATCCTCGGTCAGTCGGCGCATTGCTTCCCATAGCGTCCTTGTCAGAACATACATAGGGACATTCGGGTCGAGGCCAAGTGCTTTCGCCAGATCTTGCTGAGCGTCGGTTAACCTTTCCTCCGATTCCTCCCGGCGCTTACGTCGGCGTTGCATCTCCTCCTCACTTTCCTGGCGCAGGTTCTTCAGCCTTTCTTCGTTATCCCTAACCTGCTGCTCAAGCCGCTCCTTCGACCGATGCGCTCGACAAACAAGATCGGCGATTTCGCTGCCATGTCGCTTCATAAGTTTTTGGTCGCTGAGGTAGGTGTTGATTACGCGGCTTTTTATTTGGGTTCTCTCTGCCTGCCGGGCCATGCCGTCCATAAGCAGCTTCATCCAGGCATCGCGAGGAAGGGTATCAATCTGGCGCATTGTCGGCCCCTTGAGGGTATGCCATCCAGTTTCCTTCCGGATCATCAAGCCACAACCATCTGGGATGTCGCTTTTCTTGAGCATGCCTTCAGGAACTGCAAAAACAACGCCGCCTGCGTAGTTGAAGTATTTGGTGTATTTGCCTGCTGTAACGTCAGCCCGGAAATCACTTACGCTGACTTTGACCTCATAGACGACAGGGCAGAACTTACTGTAGCTGTGAGCAATAGAGTAGACATCGGGTCGACACGTACCGGCGGGCCCTAGCTGCATGTCCTCCCAGCAGATGCGCGCTGTGTTCTGGCGCAAATGCTCTGCAAGGTCATGAGCAAGCTCGTTATGACCCCATTTTTTTGTTGTCATTGTTCAACTCCAAACCTTTTATTCAGCCGCCCTGTGTATACGACGAACTCCAGAAGGCTAACTCCCAGAGCTTCAATTTTCTTGTGATGCTTGTTGATGATGGGAGGCACCGTTTCGTTCCAGTTAGGCTTTGGCTTCTTGCGCATGGCCTGCTGGATTTCCTCGGTGCAGCGGCGGCAGGCGGCGCGTATGGCGTTTTCATTTGCTGGCGTCATGCTGCCTCCGTCGTCTTTTTGAAGGAGTGAGCAATTCGCGCAGAAGCAATAGTTACGTAATCCGGGTTCAGGTCGATGCCAATGAAGTTGAAACCTTCCTCGATTGCTGCCCGGCCAGTGCTCCCGCTCCCCATCCATGGATCAAGCACGGTACCGCCAGGCGGTGTAATCAGCCTGCAGAGATAGCTCATAAGGGCGATCGGCTTAACTGTGGGGTGATTGTTCTTCGCGCCATTGGTACGCCCGGCACCGGCGCGCGGGTCGTTAATGCCGACGCTTCCTTCTTTGCGGCCGCCGGTCATGTCGCTGGCTGACGTCGCAATGAATCTCTCGAGACCTTCATCGCGCTCTTTCGGTTTTACCTTGGCGCAGTAGAAGAACCTGGCGGCGCTCTTACTGCTATCGATGCGCGGAGTTGATTCGTGCCGCCGGTCCATTTGCCCATAGCAATTCGCCGCACCCATTTTCGAGCTGGGCTCATTGCCGGTAAGCGCTCCTTGTTGGCCTTTCGCATCCGGGAACGCTGACACGACAACATCACTTCCGTCGTGAATTATGTTTGCTGGCCAGCGCCCCTCCGGTGCCTGCTCATAATCAGCAACAGGCTCGGTGCCATCACGCTGGTGTGAAAGTAGACTGCCAGCACCGCCATTTAGCGCCTCGTCGGTAGGGATGCGGCAGGCATTGATATTGATCGCCCCGGTACCATGCTCAGCCATGTTCGCTGACACAGTTTTTTTGAAAGGCTTGCGTGCCATGACGATCGGTTCGTGCGCAGGCTTCAGAGCCGTTCCCCAGCCATCAAAATCACCATCGAGGTTATGCGACTTGGGGAAGCCGCTGCCGTAAATCCAGAGGATTTGGTCGCGTATTTCGAAACCGGCATCCTCTGCATTAACCACAAGGCGGTGATAGGTACGTGATCCGCCGAACGCCAGCAGGTGTCCGCCAGGCTTGAGAACGCGCAGGCATTCCTGCCACTGCTCGACGGTAGGGACGTCGTAATCCCATTTGTGGTTCATAAAGCTCAGCCCGTACGGTGGATCCGTCACGATGGCGTCAACTGAGTTATCCGGCAGCGTTTTCAGGACCTCCTCGCAACGCCCGACGTGTAGTTGATAGGTCATGCCGCCTCCTGCCTTTCCCGATATTCCTCAGCGAGCCGCTGCGCCTTTAATGGATTGCTGACCACTTCACCCCATGGCATTAGCCAGCCGTTACCAATGAAGGGAAGGCACAGTGTGCCAACCCTGATGTCGTCGTGAGCGTGAGTCATAGGATGGACTCCATTTCGTCGATGTAGAGGCCCTGAGCAATCAGGCGGCTACGGCGTTCTGCACGTTCAATGCACTCCTGCCGTCTGCCTTCCTGCGATTGCTCTATGGCGCGCCGGGTGAACAGCCGTGATTTGCCTTGCGGCGTTACAACCTTTGGCTTCGTGACCAGGTCGAAAGTGCGGTCGCAGATTCCGTCCTCGTTGAACCATTTCTCCGACTCAACTATCTGCGCTATCTGCCCGGTGCCGCGGGTAATGCCGTTGGCGACCCGGTTAAACTCGATGAGCGTTACGCCAAACTTCTCGGCTATTTCGCTACCGGTTACCGGGCGCCCGCGCGTCTGAATCATCCAGATAAGGCGCTCACGTAGGCCGGAGAATTGCCCGGTTCGCCCGGGCCGGCGATAGAAGGGGGTGCGTTTCATTCGAGCTCCAGTATGCGGCGCTTAGTGTCCGCAACAAGTTCGAGGAAATCATTTCTGCGTGCGTGAAGCCGGGCTATTTCTGTTTCACATTCAGCAGCTGTAAGGCGATAAACGATGAGCTGCTTACCGTCCGGGAAGTCTGAGCAGTAGCTGATGAAGTCCACCCAATCCCTGCCGGAGCAATCAAGGTGACCGACCAGTTGCCATCTGTATGCCGGATCGAAGGACCCGCGGGTGAGGGTGGAGTAGTGAGTGGCGGCAATGACCGACTTAATCTCAACGAGCCCGTCCTGGCCAACGAGGCCGTCGGGGCTGTCGCCGTAAGTTTCGTGATCAAAGAACCCGCCGTTATCCACATCGACGAAGTTCATCTCTTCGTAGAGCATGCGGGCAATGGGCTCCTGTTCGTGCCCGCGTTCCATGTGTTCGTTTGAGAAGCCGAACTCAGACTTGCATCCCTTAATCTGCTCAAGAGCCAACTGAAGGGCATAACGCTTGGCTGGCTCACCAAACGCCTTTCCATCGTTAGCCATAATCAGTCCGAAGTTTGAAGCGGTGGCCTTACCCAGGCGAAGAGCATCCCACTCTTCACCATTTTGCTCGACGTCGTGCCATATCATGATGAACACTCCTGCTCAAGCTGGCGGCGATGCTCTGGAGAAATGTCCATTCTCGCCAGCACTGCATCAAGGTTGCCGTCGCGTTTGAAAGCTGCTTTAGCGTTATTCCATGCCTGCTTTTTTTCCGGCGAAAGCACCGGTTTCGTGACGCGCGCCGGGCTTAAGCGGAGACCTTCAACCGATTCCTTTCCGAATCGGACATTTTTATCGACGTAAACAGTGACCTTCACGCCTACCCAATCCTCAAGGAAGGGGGATCCGGTGATGCTTTTCAGCATCTTGCTATTGGTTGCATTCAAAATCATCGGCTTAAGCTTTTCGCCAGGGCGCAGCTCGCGCTCTTCAAAATAAGCAGTGTTAAAAACGTCTTTGGATTTTTTTGTTTTGTCGTTTTCTAACGTTGCGCGGGCGATCGTCAGCACCGTTGGCTCAACGATGTCGGCGCTGCTCAGGTAAGGGGAGTCAAAAGCTTTTCGGTAGTGAGTTTTAGATTCAGACATTTCATGCATCCTTAAAACGGGCAGCCGGTTCGGTGTTCCCAGTCGTATTCCGCCTGGGCGTAAGCAACTGCCGAAATGAAATCGTTGTAGGCCTCGCCAGCTTTATCGCTGCGAAGTCCTTCGTATGGGCTGGAGTCAATCGGAACCGTGAAGTGGAAGAGGCCGGACGGCTCTTTTGGCATCATGTCGATGATTTGCTGCGCCCGGTCGTCGATCCACTTTTCCTTCTCGTCGGTGAGCTGCTGTTCAACCCAGCGCCGATCTTCGATGCGGTCGTAAGTTAGGTATGCGTTCATGGCTGAACTCCTGAAATTTGGATGTGCAGATCCCGCCCGCATTTAGCCAGGCCGATCGGTTGAATAGGGTGGTTAGTGCTGGATAGGGTTGCCGTGACCGTCCAGAAGGACATCAATCACGCAGTCACTGAGGCGGATGATTTCTGCATCGGTGTGCAGGTACACCCATTTACGCTCCTGAATGACCGCTGAGACTCGATAGGTTCGCCCTTCATGCATTGCCATCATGCCAGGAGTGACGCACTGACGAATGAGCGGGGTGGTGCCGTAGTGGTTGATCATACCTTCTCCTCAACCTGTTCCAGGAGGCCAGCGATATGCATCTGCCAGCGGTTCAGCACCAGTTTTTCCCGCGGTGCCGATAGTGACGTCAGTTGCCACTCGTTATCGTTGAGCTTTTTGGCGGTGTACTGCTTGCCGTTGTGGGTGACTGTCATGATGCCTCCCGAGCGCGGAGCATCGCGTCGGCAATGCTGTATGCATCGCTTGCTAAATCACTAAACGCTCCATAGTTGCATTCGCTGCTGATGATTCCCTGCATAGCCTTAGCCGCAAAGTAGTCACGGATCGTCATGTCATCTGTAGTGACTGAAACTTCTTCTGGATATGGCTTGTCATCAAACCGGTAAAGCAGGTCGTAATCGCCGGCATCGTCAAAACTGGTGACTTCGTACGCCCAGCGGTGACCCGCCCATTCAAATGACTGGCCATTTCTGGCGCTGTCGGATCGCGCTTTCAGATAAGCAGCATGGTCATCAGAGTTTTTATAAACCTTCATGGTGTATTTCATAATCATCTCCGCGCTTAAGCCGCGCCGCTGAACGTTAACAAAGACTTCTGCGCTAATGGACGGTGGATGGCCGCCGGTTGTCATAACTTGAGCCACTCGTAAATGACTCCAGGTATGAAAAAGCCGCTGGTTAGGCGGCTCTGTTAATCCATTCTCGTGCGTTGCGTCGGCACATCCATGCCAGCTTTACCCAAAGGTCATGAAACCCATCACCACGCACTGATGCTCGACATTTTTTGCGATACTGCCTGTAATCTTCACTGCACTCGGCAGCATATTTATCTGTTGTGTTTCTCATCGCCTTACCCTCTGTCGTTACCCGCTGATGCGGGAGAAATGCTTTGGTCGGTGTGGGCGGTAACCAGCCGCACAAGTCAGGGCTTCTTCACGTTTACCCATTCTTGCTTGCCACACCCCAAAACATTCCAGTTAGTGCCGGGATGTTTAGCCACGCCCGGCGCGTGGTTTCCCGCTATTCCCCAACAGCAAGAAATCGCTTACTCTTTAATCTCCCCAACAGTAGAAAGGATATATTCATGCAAACCATGCGGACCGTGTGCCCTGACTGCGGAAGTGAGATGTTCAACCAGCCCGATGATTTTGACTTTGAGACAAATTTCACCGGCGTCAGTTGTGCTGACTGTGGTCGCGAAATCACTAAGGACGATGTTGTCAATCAGGCCACGGACACGGTCAAAAAACAGCTCGACGACATGCTCAGGAATTCCCTGAAAGGAACTGGCTGGAAGTTCTAGTAGCTTTAAAAGCTCCCCGGTCTGAGTAAGCACCTCGCTGGCGTCTACGTTAAGCAGTAGTGGCGCCGTTTTTTTATCTGCCATACACACCCCTCTCTTTGTTTACCGTCAGCCCCTCGTAAAGAGCTGCTGGTAAGGCTTCCCCGATGTTCGGGAACTGAGCAGCAAACCATTCCGGTGCGGAGTCCTCTTCGTGTGCTATACCCGCCACGCGTTACACACCTGCCTCAATCCCATTGGGCGCCATTTCAATTTGCCAGGAGCGCTCCGGGTGATTTGCTGCTTGACTGAATTCTTAATGAGCAGGCGACTTGGTGTCCGCCGCTGGCTAACTTCGCTCAGCTGTCGATGTTTCGTTTCGATGGGTGGATAATCACATATTGTGTTTTATTGGTCAACACGAATTGTGATTAATGATGACAACAAAGCGTGTTGTTGCTGATTTGAAAGGGAATTTATTTTTTTAAATACCAGTGCTACGCTTAAAAAAACAGCAGGAGGGATGTGCATGGTTCTGGATGAAGAGCGTATAAGCATGAAAATTCAGGCGATGGGGCGGGCGGTGATGGAATTGTCACTGGCTGATTTACCCATGACCCAGCAAAACATCATCGACAAGCTGAAGCAGTACCGGAAGGAAACAGGAAACGTGATAGGGAAGGGAGCTAACAGGGATGCTGCGGAGTTTGTGAGGAAAGGGCAGTAGACTTGGTTAACGATGTCACTGCTGGTAGACCTGCATACCAGTGGTAAGCATCTTACCGCTGGCGCGACTATTAATAATGCAGGGATCTGGGTGCTGCCCATCTGGCGGGCAAATGGGTTTTACTTGCATATCTTTTCGAAATTATCAATGACTTACAATGGCGGGCGGGTGGTGGTCTTGTGGTGTCGGAAGGCAGTAAAAACCCGGCGCAGTGCCGGGTTTATTCTGCAATAACGACTGGCAAATTTATGCTGTTGTATCCAGCCAGTCGTGTTGTGGCAATAGTGAATGCTCTAACATATGGATATAAAGTGTTGACAACGATTGGTGTTTCCAATTCTTCTTGTGCCTCTGTTTCGCTCATATCTCTGTCAAATTTCACAACCGCCATTTGACTGGCGTTGAATATAAACTTTTCATTTTTAATTAGTTTTAAAGATAAAGCGAGCCTAAAGCTGCGTTTATCTTTAGTGTTGTAATCTACGGCCGTGTCTATACTCAAAGTAAATTCTTGACCGTCATTTGTTCTCTCTGTAGTGCGAGTCAGACTGAAAGAGTCCACCCACATGCTGGAAATTACAAAATTCATAATAATTCCATTAGTGTGTCTTTTCTAAGAGGGTAGTTTCAACGGCAAATTCACTAACCCAGGCGTTTGAAAAAGAGACTTGTTTGAACCAGGTCGTTTGAATCTTAGTAGAAACACCAGCCTTTTCACAAAGGTCTGCAAAGACCGCAGGATAAGAGTTAGCTACACGAAGTAACTTATCCATTGATTCAGACTGGATTACATCGTCGTTTTCATATTTAGTGAAGGCATTTGGGCCGCCACCAAAAACAAGGGAAGCTTCATCTTGGGTTAGTCCAAGCCTGATGCGAATGCCATAAACTTCCTTACCAGTAAGCAACCCATCTACTTCTTTTTTGAAGCAATTCATGGCCCGCTTATTATACTTTAGCTCGCTAGCACCCGCTTGCTCGACGTGGCAAAAGTCACAGGTGAAGTAAGTATCAGTCACCTGTTTTGTCTGGCCTTTGTACGTGATCCTATCCTCGTCCATCTTCTTTGTCAGATGGCCTTTGCCGCAAAGGGAGCAAATTTCTCCATTTTTCATAAAGCCTCCTGATTAGTTATGATGTGTGGTAAGAAACAGTAGTGACAACATTTCCAGATGAATCAATGCAGAATTTAATATAGAAGTGACAATCCATTTCCTTGTAAGCAGCCTCTATCCATGCGCTTTCAACCCAGGTATATGAGTCACACGCAGCCCAGGTTTCTGGTTCACTAAGTTCGCACCATTCTGACTTGTGAAACCTGCCACATGTTACTGAATGCTTGATTATGTCCTTCAAGTCATCCATGTCTTTGGAAAGAGCCCTAAGATTTTTCCTGCACTTCTTGGTGCCGATCAACATGGTTGCGGAATCTATAATACTTAAGATATCTGCATATAACGGGCCTCTAGGGATATCTTGCTTAACCCCGGGGAAGCCAGATGAATGACGACTTACTATAGTTACCATTATGGTAAGTTCTCTCCTTAAGTGTCAATACAGATAGCACGATTAGTCTCATCAATCATCAACCAAACGTCTCATCAGGCCACTATAAGCACGATCGCAACAACCGAGAGCAAAGTAACCACGCCTACTATCAGATATTCTCTCATCACCCAAACGTCTCTTCAGGCCGCTACCAGCTATACGCCGACCAAAACACCTTGCCGATCAGACCAGCCGCATCTTCGTCTCTACAGCAACACCGATAATTCGACAGTTACCATTCACCGCTACCAATGGCCACTGTGGATTTAAACCCTTCAGGTACTTCTGCGCACCGTCGATCACTAACTTCTTAAATGTTGCCTCGTTCGAATCGGATAGCTTTGCTATTACCAGACTGCCGTTGATTGCCTCGCGCCCAGTATCGAAGAGGACAAAGGTTCCTTCTGGGATGCTAAGACCCACCGGTGCTGTCATTGAGTCACCATCAACCTGCAGCCAGAACGCCTCCCCCTGAATGTGAGCATCTGATTCAAGCCAAAGGTCGATATCTTTAAGGGTGTACGGCTCAACAGCTTCGCACCATGCTCCTGCCTGCACCTTGCTTATAACTGGGTATTTATCACCTGGCTTGTAAGGGCCTTTGTAGTCATCGCCAAAAAGCAGCTCGGCAGGCGCAACCCCCAGCGCCTTAGCTATTACAGTTGCATCATCAACGCTAACGCTCCTGGTGCCTGACTCGTAATTCCCTATGCGTGACTGCGAAGCCCACCCGCAAAGCTCTGCGAGAGCCTTTTGTGACAGCCCTTTATCTTCGCGAAGTCGCTTAATGCGGCCCGCTATATCTTCGATTCTATTCATTCTCATTTTGTATCACGCGCCGTGTTAAAAAGCTTTACACGAATTGTGTTGATTAATAATCACGAATTGTGTTTAATGATGCTGAGTGACCATTCTTGAAAGGATCAGCATGAACAATATCGCCAACGAACGTAAGAAGCTTGGCATCACTCAATCAGAGTTAGCAGGTTCGTGCGGCTGGAACCAGTCCCGCCTTGCTAACTATGAAGCTGGCATACGAGCACCAGACCTGGATTCGTGCCGCCGCCTGGTTGAGGCGATGAATAAGCTTGGGAGCAATACATCTCTCGATGCGTTGTTTCCACCAAAAAATAACGCCGCCTGATTGGCGGCCCTAACAACGAAAGGGAAAGTAATGCATTCACTTGCGTATCAACAAGGTAACAAATTTTCGCCAACGGCGATGATTTACCAGAATCGCCGGGAGCCTGATTCCTCGGCGTTAAACATCGATGGGATCCGCGTAGCAGTTCGCGCCTGGGCCGCTGATTGCCGCAGCCGTGAATTTGTCGCAGCGCTGATTGTGGAAGAGTGGCGGTCAACCGGCGGCACCGGTCTGGATATCCCGACTGACTCGCACCGCCAGATGCAGAAGGTATTCCGCTGGATTGATGGCGACACCGAATACGCCGCCAACAACATTCGCCAGCTGACGCCAGCAATCATGGCGGTACTTCCACTGGAATTTCGCAACCGCCTGGCGCCACAGAACGACACGATGTCGCTGATCGCCTCTGCGATGAAAGAGTGTGCTGAAGCTAAACAGGCCGTGCTCCTGGACGCTCCAGAGCATCAGAAGCTGAAAGAGGTAAGCGAGGGTATTGCGTCACTGTTCCGCCTTATGCCGGAGCAGGTAGGGCCGTTGATGACTATGGTCACTTCGATGCTGGGGGTTATGTGAGAACTACAGAAATGGCGAAAGCCGGTCTGCGCGAACAGAACCGACTTTCTGGTGGAATTAATTGGATCAATTCACAGAGGCAATTATGCATCTCGAGCCATTAACAAAGCAAGTCGGCGTATTGAAGACTATGGATGTTCCAGCCGACTTCAGAATGGAAGGGTGGGTATACGTGTTAAGCAATCCATGTATGCCTGGCATCTACAAAATTGGAATGACCACAACAAGCCCGGAAGTTCGAGCGCGAGAACTTTCATCAGCTACTGGTGTTCCTGCTCCATTCAAGGTTGAAGCGGCTTTCTACAGCCATTCTCCGCTCGAAGCTGAAAAAGAGATTCATGATGCTTTGTCGGAGTGGAGAGTAAACGAGTCTCGCGAATTTTTTCAGCTTGATTTGAAAGAAATTATTCATGCGTGCTCTTGCAGCTGTGAATGCCAGGTCGGTGAAAAAGCTGAATATATAGCTATTTACCACGACTTCATCATTTTTGAGAGCCTCAGCAAAATCAATATACCTGAACTTTTTAATGAGATTGGGATTAGCGTCTTCGGCGACAAGCTTGCAGCTGCTGAGCGATTAATTCGAATCGGTGCGGAAACTATTTTCAATATCCGCAGAACAAGCGGCGTTGTTATCGCTGTGCACGATTCAAATGCGTATGCGATCGAACCGGCTGATGAACAGGCGCTAAAAGAAGCCATGAATGAATATCAGGCTTATAGAGAAGAGCTTGATAGACGTGGAATTTACGGCCCAGAACAACCAGTGGAGTTTTAAATGGCCAGATCGCGAAATATCAAACCCGGCTTTTTCACGAACGACGAGCTTGCAGAATGTCAGCCGCTGGCGCGCATTCTCTTCGCTGGTCTGTGGACTATCGCCGATAAAGAGGGTCGCTTGGATGACCGCCCTAAGAAAATTAAAGCCATGGTGCTGCCTTTTGATGATGTCGATTGTGACGCTTTGTTGCAGCAGCTGCATCAGCACAAATTCATCCATCGTTACCAGGTAAAAGGCGATTCCTACATTCAGGTTTCTAACTGGAAAAAGCACCAGAACCCGCACTGCAAAGAAGCGGAAAGTGAGATACCAGAACCGTATCAGAACCAAAATGGCACCGAACAAGAACAGTGCAATTCAGATGCAAAAGAGGAAAAGGAAGAAGAGGGAAAGCCTCAAGTAATTGAAAATAATGAAGCACAAGAAAAGCACGGTGTTAGTAAGGTGCAAGAACAGGTTAAGAACAGTTTAAATCCTGCTGATTCCCTTAACCTGATTCCTGATTCCCCTATCCCTGATCCGGATTCCTTGGTTAACACCCAAGCCGCTGACGCGTCTTGCGAAGAGGCCAATGCAGATATTCATGAAATATCGAGTCGGTACGCATTCGAGGGCCAGATCGTACGGCTGAACCACAAGGACTACCAGGCATGGTTAAGCCTGTACCCGCTGATAGACCTGAATTACGAGCTTCAGAAGCTGGATATCGAGTTCACTCATGAGAAGCCAAAAAATTGGTTTATCACTGCCAGCCAGAAGCTGAGTTATCAGAACAAGCAAGCGGCAGTGCGCGGCAAACCAGCCGCTAAGACGGATCTGGACTTCAACAACACTGACTGGGCCTATGAGGTGATGCGATGAAATCTCTTGCAGAGCAGATGCTTAACCACGACCGCGAGCAGATGAGCCGCATGGCCCATAACCTGCCAGAGCAGTACCAGGAGCGCGCGCCGGTCGAGCAGGTGGCGCAGGTATTCAACAAGCTGTTCAACGAGCTGCGCGCCGCGTTCCCGGCCAGCATGGCGAACTTCCGCACCCAGGACGACCTGAACGAATTCCGTCGTCAGTGGCTGCTGGCGTTCCAGGAGAACGGGATCCACTCAATGGCTCAGGTCGATGCCGGCATGCGCATTGCCCGCCGTCAGGAGCGTCCTTTCCTGCCGTCGCCTGGCCAGTTCGTCGCCTGGTGCAAACAGAGTGGCGGCGCGCTGGGAATCACCATTGACCAGGTGATCGCCGAATACTGGGACTGGCGTAACCGTTCGTTCGAATTTACCTCCAGTGAGCAATTCCCCTGGTCGCAGCCGGTCATGTACCACATCTGCGTCGAACTACGTCACCGCAGCGCAGAGCGCCAGTTAACGCATGGGGAGCTGGCACGCGAGGCCGGTGATCTGCTGGACATGTGGGAGAAGCGCGTCACCGAGGGTAAGCCAGTACCGCCGGTACGCCGGGCAATTGCAGCACCTGCTGCTGAGCATGGGCCTACGCCGATCCAGTTACTCCAGGCGAAGTACAACCGCAACAAGTCGAACGGGATGGTGTGAGATGGACAGCTTAAAACAACGCATCGTTGATTACGTGGCCGCTAACCAGCCTGTTAAGCGCGCTGACCTCATCGTGGTGATTGGCATCAGTGGTAAGGGTCTCGATCGGGAAATCGCTGCACTGCGCGGCCTGGGGATGATTTTCAGCATGGCTGGTTTCGGATACTTCACCAGTGAAGCTGACTACCAGGAATGGCGAAAAGGCGCTGGCGCTCTCCACCTGAAGAACCGGGCGTTGAATGGCGCATTCAGCAGTGCTGCAGCACGCAGAGTGAGTGATGAGAGTTATCCGGCGCGGATCGCATCCGTACTGAGTGATGGTAGCAAACTGGGAGCAACTCAAATTGCTGATGCCATGGGTACCAGTTACCGGAGCATCTCCAGTGTTATTTCGGTGATGGTCAACTCTGGCGAACTGAAGTTTGAAGGCCCAAAAGGTCACCGAGTTTATTCGCTGGCGCAGGCAAAAAAGAAATCAGGCCGCCGCACTGAGTCGGTGAACGTGATCTGCCAGGAGTGCCGGAACAGTCCGGCGATGAAGCGAATTTTAAGCGTATATGGGGTGAGAGCATGAAACCGAGTTATGAAGAGTTAGAGCAGAAGCTCATCGAGTCAGAGCGCTACGGCCGCCAGACTGATATCACAATTGATAATCTGGAGATGCAACTTAAGACAGAGCGAGAAGCGAAGTTGGCGTTGGCTGCGGAGAATGCGGGGCTGAAGGGTGCGTTTGATAAGCCTCAAGCATATCTATCCTGGCACGCTATTCCACCAACCTGGGAAGACCCGCTCCCATGCGGTGAATATCTTGATGTTCATGACGAGGCAGGACACAAAAACTCCGATGGAACTGATTGCTGGCCGGTATATGCCAAGCCAGAAATCGAAACCCCAGCCACCGACGCTTTCCTGGCTGAAGTGCGGGCCGCCGCAGTAGATGAAGTTTGCCTGAAAATTAGCAATGCAATTGTTAATTGCTATCAGGACGAACAGGTCGGCCTTGATGCAGCGGCAACTATTTGCGGTGACTTCGCCGCCCAGCTTCGCAAAGGAGTGCAGTCATGATTACAGGAACCTCTCATTACGACGAAGTCCAGGTGGTGCCATGCACAATCTGCGGCGGTTACTACAAGGCTGATGAGCCTGAAATGCACGTTTGCGAGGGGGCCGCCCAATGAGCACTACCCTAAAAGAATGGCTCCTGAAAACAATCGCGGAGCTTGAAGAAGAGCGCGATGCGACGCCAGGCGCAGTAAACGAAGATGCGGCCAAGGCGCTGGCGGCGATGAAAATAGCCTTGGGAGCGCTCGAAGCGGAGCATGCGGGGTTCATTGTGAAACACAAGGTAACAGGCAAGTTTGGTAGCTGGCTGCACTCAAAGGCGGATTGGTTCCGGAGTGATGAGTACGAAGTCCTGAGCGCTTACACCGCCCCGCCAGCGCCGGTATCTGTGCCTGATGCTATCAGCACACGTCAGGCTATAGCAAAAATGGAAAATCACGAACCATGCGATTCGATAAACGTCGCCTATAAGTTCGGCTGGAACGCCTGCCGCGCCGCCATGCTTAAGCACTCTGAGCCATTCATAGTAACGAGCGATCATCGCATGATGGAGATGCCTCAAGTTGAGGCTATCAACGCTGTCACCGCCATGCTTCAGGGTGCAGATGGTACCCTCACCAATGAAGGTACCATACCAGTCACGCAATTTAAGCCGGTGGCAGACCTGTACGGATTAACCTCACCAGCTGGCAGTGAAACATCGTTCACTTTCGACGCTGTTGAAGCTCGCGATTTTATTGATGGCGGGTGGTCATGTCAGGAGTACGTGGAGCTTGGACGCTTTCAAGAAGCCATGCTTCAGAATGGTAACTCTCCAGCGCAATCCGATTGCTGTCCGGAGCAAAACTACATCGCTCCGGCGCAAGACGGCGACTCTCCGGTGATTCCGGATGGTTGGATTCCAGTAAGCGAGCGGATGCCAGGCTCACAAGAGTGGGTAATCGTGTTCGCTAAATGGGATAATCAGCAGGTCTTGTGCTGGGATGATGTGGCAAATCGCTGGACAGATTTTGAAGACCAATCCTACTACGCCGATATGTTCACCCACTGGATGCCACTGCCAGCAGCACCGCAGCAGGAGGTAGAAAGCCAAATCAGGAAGGGCAAGACTGTGGCCAGGGAAGAGTGGGAACTGGGGGCGAGGTTAACTAAGCATAGATTCAAACCATAGCTACCATACAAGCGATATGGGAATCCCCATATCGAGAGCCATGGCCTCTTCGGAGGCCTTTCTCTTCAGTTGATTTTGTTGAATCAACCGTCCATACTTTCTTTGCCGATGGCCTGAACACCCATTGGTGACTTCTGCGCATTTAAGGGGACTTAAATGCGACCACAATCTGAACTTCTCACCTTGTCACAGATGCAGAAATGCACCTGCGATTTTCCACATTCTGCGTTACCTCTCGGAGGTGGCGCATGAGTATCAAATTTTACCTCCGCGACGAGCAGGTTCGCCGCAACCTCATTGACTACATCAACAAACAGCCTGTAAACGCAGATTTCCCGATCGTGGTGAGTTTTGCCGACCCTAAGCGCACCCTTCCTCAGAATTCACTGTTCCACGCGCTTTGCGGCGACCTGGCAAAGCATCGCATTCAGTGGGCTGGCTCTGCGTGGTCACTTCCGTCATGGAAATCAATTCTGGTTTCCGGTCACTCCATTGCCACTGGCGGGCAGGGGAAGGTTATTGCCGGGATTGAGGGCGAATTGGTGGCAATTCGCGAAAGCACCTCATCGATGGGGATCAAACGGATGAATAGTCTGATTGAGTACACCCAAGCTTTCGCCGTCAGCCAGAACATACAGCTTCGCGATGTCCGTTACCGTGGCGATTATTTCGGGAGGCTTGCATGAATAACCCTCTCGCACGCGTCATCACAAATCATATCTTCAACGTTCCGGCGCGCCGCAAGCGTAAGCCCGCGATTAAGCCGTCCGATATCCCGACCCTGAAGGACTACACCGCCCGCCTGGTGGATCAGAAATGGCTGCGCCTCGCGGCAAGGAGAGCGCATGGCTAATTTATGCAAAGCGGCACGCGGCCGAGAATGTCAGGTGCGGATCCCCGGGGTATGCAATGGCAACCCAGAAACCTCAGTGCTGGCACATATACGCCTGGCGGGCCTGTGCGGAACCGGAATCAAGCCGCCTGACCTGATCGCCACCATCGCATGCAGCAGTTGCCACGACGAGATTGATCGCCGAACCCGTCTGGTCGATGCCGAATATGCAAAGGAGTGCGCGCTGGAAGGCATGGCCCGCACACAGGTTATCTGGCTCAAAGAGGGGCTCGTGAAGGCATGAATATTTACGATATCACGCCAGTCAGTAAGCCCCGCATGACACAGCGAGATCGCTGGCATAAGAGGCCTGCAACAGCGGCATATTGGGCTTTCAAAGCAGAAGTTCGCCTACTTGGAATCAGCCTTCCTGAGTCCGGTTATCACATCACCTTCATCATTCCCATGCCAAAAAGTTGGAGCCAGAAGAAGCGCGCGCAACTTAACGGCCAAGCTCATCAGCAGAAACCGGATAAAGACAATCTGGAAAAGGCGCTCCTCGATGCCATTTTCGACGACGACAGCCGCGTCTGGGATGGCCGGGTGACAAAACTTTGGGGTGAGAAGGGGCAGATCGTTATTGGGGAGTGCGCACCATGACCAGCGAACAGATAGAACGTTATCAGGCAGAAAGCGTTAAGCGCGCCAGCATGCCGCCAGTAGCAAAGCACAGCCAGACCAAAACCAACCAGCCACAGAAGGAAGCCGCATAATGAAACTGGAATTAACCAACGACCAGCATCAATGGGTAGACCAGTGGCTCCAGTTGTGGGGCGCATGGTGCCAGACCGGCAAGATTGATAAAGCGATGATCAACATGATTGCCAGATTCATGGCTACCGTCGAGCCCCAGCAAGCATCACGACCGGTATGTAGTGATGATGACGGGATGCTCATTGATGCTGTCATTCGCCACTACCTGAAGAATGTGGATGAAAATGCCTGGCGGGTTATCTTCGCCTACTATGTCTGCAACTCCAGCGAGATCCGAATTGCATCATGGCAGCATGCAGTAAGTAAGCCTCGCCTTATGAAGACGCGTGGCGGCAATCAGTACAAACACCCAAGCATCTCGACAATCCGTAGAGAGGTGAAGCAAATCATCAATGCTTCATTGTTCTGTTTATACCAACCGCTTCAAAATGCGTTTAACGATCGCGAAAATGTGAGGAAAATTGCAAATAAATCACACAACGTGCTTGAAATTTAATGAACAAATGAGCAAACTAATTCGTATATGTTGCCATTGTTGTGTGTGACATGAATGAATACCAAGCCCCGCCATCGTGCGGGGCTTTTTCGTTTCAGGGTCAGAAGCACAGCGGTTGTGCGTTCGGCTGTTAACCGAATGGTCGAAGGTTCGAATCCTTTCTGTCCCGCCAAATTCGCCTGTAGCTCAGAGGAAAGAGCAACCGCCTTCTAAGCGGTTGGTCGCTGGTTCGAATCCAGCCAGGCGAGCCAAACCCAGCCAGGGTATTTACGGCCAGAGAGCCGACATTGCCTTACCCTCACATTGCCAGCCTGTCGCTGGCTTTTTTATTTTCAGGCTCCGGGAACCATCATCGACACGCCTACTTGTTAAATCGTCCCGAGGGCCTGACCCATTACACACAGCTCCCGCCCATACGCGAGGAGATAGAGATGATCCGATATATGCCTGACAAAATCGCATCCGCAGTCTCGTATTGCGTGTCTGGCAGTCTTATTTGTGGAGGCGGCATTTTGCAGTGGTTGCACGACCTCGACTGGAACAAGGTTGCAGTGATTGGCGGTTTTCTTATCGGTATAGCCACTTACCTGACCAACCTTTATTTCAAAAGACGCCAGACCAAGGCATACGAGAAGGCCCTGAAGAAGGGCTACATTACCGCTCCACCACAGGATAATTAACATGGCATCGACCAGAGCAAAACTCAGCGCAGCCATGCTATCCCTGATCGCCGCTGGAGCATCAGCCCCCGTGCTGTTTGACCAGTTCATCAGTGAGAAGGAAGGCAACGCTCTTGTGGCTGTCATGGATCCTGGTGGCGTCTGGTCATTATGTCATGGTGTGACAGTTATCGACGGTAAGCGTGTTGTAAAGGGCATGACCGCCACCGAGGCCCAGTGCAAGAAAGTTAACGCGATTGAGCGTAACAAAGCGCTTGCATGGGTAGACCGAAATATCAAAGTGCCGCTCACTGAACCGCAGAAAGTTGGCATCGCATCGTTCTGTCCGTACAACATTGGTCCCGGAAAGTGCTACCCGTCGACGTTCTACCAGCGAATTAACGCCGGAGACCGGAAAGGTGCCTGTGAGGCTATACGCTGGTGGATTAAAGACGGTGGTCGTGATTGCCGTCTGACTAAAGGACAGAAGAATGGATGTTACGGCCAAGTCGAACGACGTGACCAGGAAAGCGCGCTGACGTGCTGGGGGATAGACCAGTGAGTCCGAGCAACATTTGTTTCATTGTGGCAGGAATTCTTGCGTGTCTCGGTATGTCTGGTTGGGGATGGTTTCTGTTCGTAGGGGTAATCCTCTTATGAGCCGATTAACCGCAATCATCTGCGCTGTCATTATCTGCCTGCTTGTTTCCATGTCCTGGGCGATTAACCACTACCGCGACAACGCTATCAACTACAAAGGCCAGCGCGATAAAGCGACCAAGAACCTCCGTCTGGCTAACGACACCATCAAAGACATGCAGACCCGCCAGCGAGATGTCGCTGCACTGGATGCTAAATACACCGGAGAACTGGCTGATGCGAAAGAAACCATTGAGCGTCTGCATAGCGATGTCATTGCTGGTCGTAAGCGGCTGCAGCTCAACGCAAACTGCCCCACGAACGGAGCGACCAGCACCGGCGGCCTGGGCGATGCTTCCAGCCCCAGACTTACTGACTCCGCTGAACGGGATTATTTCACCCTCAGAGAGCGAATCGCCACAGTGACGAAGCAGGTCGGTTATCTGCAGGACTACATCAAAGAGCAGTGTCTTAAGTGATTCGTCACCCAAATAACAGAGCCTGACTTCGGTCGGGCTTTTTTATGTCTGCGCATCTCACGCGCACATCAACGAGAGCCTTTCAGTAAGCGAGCCTGAGAAATGCCGTTATAGGTGGCGACCTCTCTCGGGCGGCTTTTCTGTGAGACAGGCTCACTTTCTAAAAGGTAAAGACGCTATGAATAATCCGTCAGTTATTCCGGCCTTCGACTTCCGCGAAATGGTCACGACCCTCGACAACAAGATAATCACCACATCACTCAAGGTGGCGGATTACTTTGGCAAGCGACACAAAGACGTTTTGCGTGCCATACGTAACCTGAAATGCTCCGATGACTTCACCCAGCGCAATTTTGCGCCCATTGATTTCATTGATAAAAATGGCGATGTTCAGCCTATGTATAACATCACCCGCGACGGATGCATGATGCTAGTGATGGGATTCACTGGCAAAACAGCTGCCGCAGTGAAGGAGTGTTACATCAATGCCTTCAACTGGATGGCCGAGCAGCTAAACCGGCGCATGGCGATGGGTGAAGAATTGCAGCATCGCTACGCCATCAAAGAAACGCGCTCAAAGCTGAAGGGAACGATCGGCAGCCGGTTGATGAACGAACGGAAGAAGGAAAAACGCGTGCTGAGGCTCGAACATGAGCACATCATGCAGGTAACGCAGCCGGAATTACTTATTGGCTGATCGCGGCATTACAGAAGCCCTTCACTGAGGGGCTTCGATAATGATCTGTGTAACCCCGCAAGGATGGTGATCACATCTTGCTGACGGGTAAGCCGTAAGTGGCTAAGCACTTCTGAGAAGCAGGGCAACAGCTGCGACACGTGGAGAACGAAATGGCTACCGTCTACCGAATCACAATCACCAAAAAATCCAAAGAGTCCTTTACTGGGCTCATGACCCGAAGCCAGCCAGAAATCGTCAATGGTTTTGTCGCTCTGGCAATGGATAACGGCAAATGGCGCTACTTCAGCCAGGACAGCATTGATGACTTCCTGTTTGAGCCTGTAGAGCAGCCAGCAGAACAAACGACGGAGTAATCCATGGCTAACGATGACGAGCGCAGGCCATACCCGCCAGTTAACTTCATCGACTCCGACAACTGGCAGCCATACACCAGGCTGATACCCGCCAACGAAGTGCGTGAGTGGATAATCCGGCAAATCCTCAGCGATTCCGGCAGCATCCATAACCCTGACCACGAACATCTGCTTGAAGCTGACCTCTGCTTCATGTGGGCGTCTGACTCTTTCGCGAAGAAAGGGCGCTACGTCCTCGGCCAGGCCGAGCAGGTGATGCTCCGGGCCGGTGGTTGGCAGAAAGCCAGAATGGAACAGCAGATGTATGAATGGTTCGGGCGAATCCCGAAGTTCATCATCACGCTGGCAGCTGACTACTGCTCGCAATGCAGCGACCTTGAGTTCTGCGCACTGGTAGAGCATGAGCTTTACCACATTGCCCAGGCCACCGATGATTTCGGTGCGCCAAGGTTCAACAAAGAGACCGGGCAGCCAGTGCTTACACTGCGCGGCCACGACGTCGAAGAATTCACTGGTGTCGTGCGTCGATACGGTGCCAGCAAAGAAGTACAGGAGCTCGTTGATGCGGCCAATGCGCCAGCAGAAGTAGCTCACATCGATATAGCCAGGTCATGCGGGACGTGCATGCTGAAGCTGGCGTAACGCTTTATTCAGATTGTCATGGAGGTAGCCTGTGGCAGCATTATCGACAGGGGTTAAAGCCTTCATCGTTCAATCACTCGCCTGCTACGAGACCCCGGTAAAAGTCATTGAGCTTGTAAAGGCTGAATACGGCATTGATGTCTCACGACAGCAGGTGTCGCAATATACGCCCGGAAACGCAATGGCGGCCAAGTTGAGCCAGAAGTGGATTGACCTTTTCAACGCCACCCGTAAACGATTCCAGAATGAGATCGCCGACATCCCGATCGCAAATAAAGCGTACCGGTTGCGCGTTCTCGACCGAATGGCGACCAATGCTGAAAAGATGAAGAACTACGGCATGACCTCTCAACTTATCGAGCAGGCAGCCAAAGAAATGGGCGATGCCTACACCAATCGCCAGAAAGTCGAGCATACAAGCCCTGATGGCAGCATGACTCCGCAGCCGACAATCATCCAGTTACTACCTGTTGAGCCGAAAGCATGAGTGAAGCCGTTCAACTGCCGATCCCCGCCAAGCTTGCGCCGCTGTTCACTGCGGTGAATAAGCGTTATCGATGCTCGCACGGTGGACGTGGTAGCGCCAAGACGCGCACCTTCGCACTGATGACTGCGGTAAAGGCTTACCAGTCGATGATGAACGGTGAAAGCGGCGTGGTGCTCTGCGCGCGTGAGTTCATGAACTCGCTGGAAGAGTCGAGCATGCAGGAGGTGAAACAGGCGATCCTGTCTGTTCCCTGGCTGGCCGCCAACTTTGATATCGGCGAGAAGTACATCCGCACCATCGACAAGAGCGTTAGCTACGTGTTCTGTGGTCTGCGGCATAACCTCGACAGCATCAAGTCGAAAGCGCGCATCCTGCTTTGCTGGGTAGATGAGGCTGAATCAGTCAGCGAAATAGCGTGGCAGAAGCTGAGCCCGACAGTTCGTGAAGAAGGCTCAGAGATTTGGGTGACGTGGAACCCGGAGCGCGACGGCAGCGCAACGGATAAACGTTTCCGCAAAGAGGCTGGTGACGACTGCATCACCGTTGAAATGAACTACACGGATAACCCGTGGTTCCCCGACGTGCTGGAAGGTGAGCGACAGAACGATCAGCGCCGCCTAGACCCGGCAACTTACGCATGGGTGTGGGAAGGTGCCTATCTCGAAAACTCCGATAAACAGGTGCTGTCCGGGAAATACCGGATCGCTGAGTTCTCGGAAAACCTCTGGAAAGAAGCTGAGCGCCTGTTCTTCGGCGCAGACTTCGGTTTCGCCAAAGACCCTAACACGCTGGTGCGTTCGTTCATCCTGCACAACCGGCTGTACATCGAATACGAGGCGTACGGTCAGCAAACTGAGCTCGATCACATGCCGGAGTTGTACGACACGATTCCAGGCGCGCGAGACTGGCCCATCAAGGCCGACTCTGCGCGCCCTGAGACGATCAGCTATCTCAAACGGCAGGGCTTCAATATCTCAGCCGCTGAGAAGTGGCAGGGCAGTGTTGAGGACGGGATCGCGCACCTTCGCGGCTTCGACGAAATCATTATCCATCCTCGTTGCAAGAACGTGGCGCGTGAGGCCCGTATGTGGTCGTACAAAACGGACCGCATCACCGGTGAGGTGTTGCCGAAACTGGCTGATGGTGATGAGCATACGTGGGACGCCATCCGCTATTCCCTTGATGGACATATCAAACGTAAACAGCAGGGTGTCGGCATGATGATTCCGAAACGCCTTCGATAATCAACGGACACGACATGAACGATAAATTACAGTTGGCGGTTAATCACGCGATTAACGACGCCAGGCTTGCTCGCGCCCGCATGGGGATGCTTAACCCTTCGATGGGGCTGGACGCCAAGCGTAATTCTGCGTGGTGCGAATATGGATTCCCTGAGCAGGTCACATACGAAAACCTCTACGCCCTGTACCGGCGCGGTGGTATTGCTCACGGTGCCGTTGAGAAGCTGGTGGGCGAGTGCTGGCAGACTAACCCGGAAATCATTGAGGGTGACGATGCCGACGAGAGTGAAAACGAAACCGCCTGGGAGAAAAAGTCCAAACAGGTATTCACCAACCGGTTTTGGCGCTCATTCTCTGAGGCGGACCGTCGCCGTCTTGTCGGTCGTTATGCAGGCATCCTTCTGCACGTCAATGACTCCCTCGCCTGGGATCAGCCTGTAACGAAAGGCAAGATGCTCCAGAAGGTTACTGTCGCATGGGCAGGCTCTCTGACAGTTGGTGATTGGGACACTGGCCTGAACTCGAAAACCTACGGACAGCCGAAGATGTGGCAGTACGCTGAACGGTTGCCGAATGGTTCAAGTCGCCGCGTCAACATCCACCCCGATCGCGTTTTCATCCTTGGTGATTACTCAGACGATGCTATTGGCTTCCTTGAGCCAGCTTATAACGCCTTTGTGAGCCTGGAGAAGGTAGAGGGCGGGTCTGGTGAGTCATTCCTGAAGAACGCCGCTCGCCAGTTAAGTATTAATTTTGATAAAGAGGCGAAACTGGATGAATTAGCCAGAGCATACGGGGTTGATTACAGCGAACTTAATGAAATCTACGATAAGGTAGCCCGTGAAATGAATATCGGGAACGACTCCGTTCTTATTACACAGGGGGCCAATGTTGCTCCGATTGTGGCTGCTGTATCCGATCCCTCTCCAACCTATAACGTCAACCTGCAAACCGCCGCTGCTGCGCTGGATATCCCGACAAAGATACTCGTTGGCATGCAGACGGGCGAGCGAGCGAGCACGGAAGACCAGAAATACTTCAATACTCGCTGCCAGTCTCGCCGTGGCGACCTGTCATTCGAGATTGAGGACTTCTGCGACAAGCTGATCGAATTAAGCATCCTCGATCCGGTCAGTCAGAAGACCGTTATCTGGGACGACCTCAATGCGCAAAGCGACAGTGAAAAACTGGATGCCGCTCAGAAGATGTCGCAAATCAACAGCGCTTCCATCGGCACGGGTGAGCAGGTGTTTACTGGTGAAGAAATTCGCGTGGCCGCAGGGTATGAGGGTTCGCCCGAACCACTTCCAGAGGTAGATGATGACGAAGAGGAAAGCGAAGTCACCGATACTTCCGGGAAACCTTAAAGACCCGACGGGTGCCGACCGACTTGAGCGCGGGGCAATGAGCGAGTTCGCCAGGCGAATGAAGCGAATTGGCAAGGCGTACAAGGGCATTCTCGACCGCATTCCTGCATCGCCATCAGTAAACCAGCGTTACACCTTCGACCTCGATTCCACCCAGCTATCAATGCTCCTCAGCAATGCCTCATTGCTGGTTGATGAGATTTTGGGTGCAGATAACGAGACAGGATTCTGGTTCTGGGCTGATTACGTCAACCCGGCGTATCAGCGCGGCACGGCGCAGGAGTTTGCCAATCTGGCGCAGCAATCAGCCGTGTACGCTGCCGGACAGGAAAGCGTATCGACAATCCTTCTCAGCGAACCGTACCGACGTAGGCTGATTCTTGTTCGCGCTCGTACCTTCGAGGAAATGAAGAACCTCAGCGCCAGTGTGAAAGCGGATATGGCGCGGATACTGACCGATGGACTTGGGCGCGGACAAAATCCACTGGAGATAGCTAAGCGCCTTACTGAGCAGACGGGGATTGAGTCTCGCCGGGCTAATCGTATTGCCAGGACGGAGATTACCACCGCGCTGCGCCGTGCGCGCCTGGACGAAGACGACGAAGCCAGAGAACGATATGGCATCCGTACAAAGCAGATGCACATATCAGCGCTCAGCCCGACGACCCGAAGCACCCATGCCGCGCGTCACGCCCATCTGTATACCGCAGAAGAGCAGCGGGAGTGGTGGGCTAAGGATGCAAACGGCGTGAACTGCAAATGCTCCACGATCGCGGTTATGGTCGATGAAAGCGGCAAGCCGTTAAGTGACACCATCATCGATAAAGCTCAGAAAACATTTAACACAATGAAAGCCCGTGGCTACCAATGGGCTAAGGGTTAACTCATGCCAATGCAAGTTAATGTCACCTCGAAGGTGAACAGTAAGGCCATCCGGCGCGAACAGCACAACGGACGCGAGCACTGGGTTGTTCCTTCTTACACCCTTCCGGCGAACGTGGTCATGAACGGCGGTCTGTATCCGGCCAGTGAGATTGACCAGCACTACAGTGGCCTGGAGGGGACACTGGCACCGCTTGGACATCCACAGGTCAACGGTCAGTTTGTTTCTGCTTTTAGTCCTGAGGGGCTGAATGTGGGTTATGTAGGGGCATGGAACAAAAACGTCAAGAAGTCCGGCAACCGCGTCTACGTCGAGAAGTGGATCGATACAGAAGTGGCAAAGCGCACGGATGACGGAAAGCGCCTCCTTGAGCGTCTTGAAGCGCTGGAGAAAGGCGAGGATGTTCCGCCAATCCATACCAGCGTTGCCGTATTCCTGGAGGAGCTTGAAGCGAACGATGAGCAGAAAGCTCAGGGGGCTTCATGGGTTGCGAAAATTCACGCGATGGACCATGACGCCATCCTTCTGGATGAGGTTGGCGCAGCTACGCCAGAACAGGGGGTAGGGATGATGGTAAATGCTGATCTTGCCACTCCACTGAAAGCTAATTCCGGCGCTCTGGTGGGGGAAACCTATCGCGAGCGTGAGCGGAGGCTGGAGAAGGCAGCGAAAGATAAATTCGCTCCTGGCGAGAAAGAATACGCCTGGGTGGCTGACTTCACTGACTCGCAAGCGGTAATCATCCTCAACAATGGCGAGCCGAAGGTTTACGGATACAAGTCTGAAGGCGGAAAGATTGTCTTTGATGATACCGGGACAGAGGTTCAGCGCCAGAGTTCATGGGTTGCTGTCGTCAACAAACTCAAATCTTTTTTCACACCGCAGGAACAGCCTGCACCAAACCACAAAACGGAGGGCGACATGCCTTTAACCAAAGAAGAACTGGAACAAATCGGCAGCATGATCGGCCAGGCTGTTGCGACCAACACGGAAGCGGCTATCAAGCCTCTCGCAGAAAAGGTAGATGCGCTACAGGCAAACCATCAGCAACTGGCAGACACCCTCACGGCGAATTCCCGCGCTGAAGAGAAAGCAAAGCGTGAAGCTGTAGCAGCCAAGCATGGCGATATCGTCGCTAACGCACTTTCAGGCGATGCGCTGGATGCGATGTTCAAGACGCTGGGCGAAGCTGCACCGCTGGGCACCAACAATGCGCAGCAGCAGAAAGAAACCGGTGCACCTAACCCTGCCGAATACTTCAAATAAGGAGCCAGAATAATGGCACGTTATCGTCGCGTTAATATCGACGGTCAGTCTCTGTACAAGACCGAAACCCGCGTTACTGCCGCATCCTTGCTGCCCGGTACCGCTGCAGTCATCAATGACGACAATGAGTTTGCGCAGGCAACTGCGCTGGCTGGTCGTATCTACATCATCGATGTTGCCTATCATCAGGGTCTCAAAATCACTGAAGCAGTGCCAGCCGGCGACTCCGCAGTGGGTAACTACGTAGAAGAGGGTCGCGAGCTGGCGCTGCTGTGCGTGGCGGGGACTTACGCCAAAGACGACCCAATCAAGCTGGGTAGTAATGGGCAATTTACCAAAGCTACTGCAGACACCGATTCGGTGATTGGCTATAGCCAGGACGATGCGACCATCGCAGCCAGCACTACCGATTTCATCCGCGTGCGTATGCGCGTCGGTACCGTAGCCGCTGCAGGTGCTGGCGCTTAATCAGGAGAATAATAATGTATTTTACCGCTGAAACACTGGCTACTAACCGCCGACTGCAAGGGCACTGGAGTGAGCTGTGGGCCAATCGTGATATCTATAACGCCCAGCATGACATGATGGTCAACGCGTACCGCACGCGCATGACGCATGAAATGCTGGCGGCGAATGCCATCGGAGGCTTTACGCGTGAATTCTGGGCCGAAATTGACCGCCAGATTATCCAGATGCGCGATCAGGAAATTGGCATGGAAATCGTCAATGACCTGATGGGTGTGCAGACCGTGCTGCCGATTGGGAAAACTGCAAAGCTGTATAACGTCTCTGGCGATATCGCGGATGATGTGTCTATCAGCATCGATGGTCAGGCGTCTTACTCTTTCGATAATACTGAGTTTGGTTCTGATGGCGACCCGATCCCGGTATTCACTGCTGGTTACGGCGTTAACTGGCGCCATGCTGCCGGACTGAGCACTGTCGGCATCGATCTGGCTCTGGAGTCTCAGTCGGCCAAGATGCGTAAATTCCACAAGAAGCGCGTAGACTTTTACCTGAATGGCGCTCCAAGCATTGTTGTGGAAGGTATGCCGGCTCAGGGCATGAAGAACCATCGCAACACTCAGAAAATTAACCTGGGTAGTGGCGCTGGCGGCGCCAATATCAATCTCACCACCGCTACACCGGCTGAGCTACTGGCATTCTTTGGCCCTACAGGTCCATTTGGCCTCACTGCCCGCCGTAACAAGGTTACAGCTTACGACAAGCTGTGGGTGAGCCCTGAAGTCTGGGCCAACATGGCTAAGCCGTATCTGGTGGATATCAACACCGGCACAAATGCGCTGCTTAGCGGAACCGTTCTGGATGCGATCAGCAAGTTTATTCCTGCTAAGTCTATCCAAATGACCTATGCACTGGAAGGTAACGAGTTCCTGGCGTACGAGCGCCGACAGGATGTGATTTCTCCTCTGGTAGGTATGGCTGTGGGCGTTGTACCGCTCCCGCGCCTGATGCCGCAGAGCAACTACAACTTCCAGATCATGTCCGCAGAAGGTTTGCAGATCAAGAAGGACGGCGAAGGCCTGTCCGGTGTGGTCTACGGCGCTAACCTGGCTTAAGGAGCAATCATGGCTGAAAAATACGAAGTGGTTAAGCCGTGGCACGGCGTTGCGCTTGGTGACGTTGTTGAGCTGGGCAAAGTACACCCGTCACTTAAATCGCATGTGCGCAAGCTGTCCGATAAAGCTGCTGCGGAACTGCTACCTGCAACTCCGGGTGCTGGCACTGACAACAAAGCGCGCAAAGAGGCAGTCATTGCCCGACTCGATGCGCTGGGCATTGAGCATAAAGGCAACCTGGGCCTGGAGAAGCTCACCGAGTTGTTGCCGGAAGGTGAGTTCGAACAGCTTTTCCCTGCTGAATAACGGCCGCCTCTAAGGCGGTTTTTTATGCCCTCTTCGGAGGGCTTATCAGAGGATCGCATGATTACCACAGTACAGGCCAAGGAATATCTGGAGTCAGTCGGTATCACGCTGCCTGATTTCATCCTGCAGGCTCTTTTAGAGCAGGCTGGCAGCATTCAGGAGTGTCTGGATGCGCATTACCCTCCCGCAACCGCTCTGCTAATACAGTCCTACCTGCTGGGGCTAATGGCGCTGGGGCAGGGTGACAAGTACATCAGTTCTCAGACAGGGCCCAACGGCGCATCACGCTCATTTCGGTACCTGTCTTTTGCTGACCGATGGAAAGCCTCTCTGGGGCTTCTGAGGGGACTAGATAAGTATGGATGCGCTACAAGCCTGATCCCGCCTGATCCGACTAACACCGCTTTCGCTGGCATCTGGATTGCCCGGGGCGGCTGCATGTGCAACGGGAGTCGATGATGGCGTTGATATCGGTCAAGCAGAGGCTTCCTGAGCCCTTCGTAAAGGTCTGGGTTATCACTGACTGCGGGCGGCGGGTCACGGGTTACGTTAAAAGTAACGGTGAATGGTATTTGCTGTGCCGGAAGGTAGCCGCTGAGAATCCGGAGGTTATCCGGTGGGAGGATAATAGTGTCAGCCACGGCTAACTGGTCTTACACCAATGTCGCCACTGTCTACCCTCGCGCCTATGACGACTGGAACAACACCTGGACAAACGGCACACCATACCTGATTGACTGCACCTGGACGGCTAACAATGAGGTTGCGGTAGATGCCAATGGTAAAGAGTTCACCACTAACCTGATTTTCTTCACTGAACTGAAGCGTAACGGCGTCAGCTCAACCATGCCGCAGCGTGACTGGTACATCGCCAGAGGTGACACAACATCTCAGGCCGATCCGCTGAAAGCTGGTGCAAACGTCATCAAGGCGGTGACGGAATGGGATATGTCGCCATTCGGCGAGGAGCCCGACTACAAAATTCTGACTTGAGGTGATCATGCCCGTTAAAGGTATCAAGCGCGTCCAGATGAATACCCGTAAGGTGCTGACAGACATTGCCGGTCCACGCACCGAAAGAGTGCTGACTGAGGTTATGATTGTCGGTTCTTCTTACGCTGCGCTACTCACTCCCATTGACACATCCACCCTTATCAACAGCCAATACAGAAAGCTTGAACCAATGCCTGGGGGGATGCAGGGAAAAGTCGGGTACACAGCAGCATACGCTGCCGCCGTTCATGGTATGTCCGGGAAGCTAAAAGGCCAGCCGCGTGAACACTTCGGAAGAACTCGCGCGGGAAAAGAATTCGGCGGCGGCACGGGGAAGGGGAACTACTGGGATCCAGATGCCGAGCCGGGATTCCTGACCAAAGGCTTTGAGCGCGACGGCCTCAACGAGATTAAGGCCATCATCAGGCAAGGATACAAAGTATGACGCGTAGCGAGGTGTATGACGCTCTGAGAGCGTGGTTGCAGTCCCACGGTTTTGATGTCGGCTATCGCGTTCAGAAACGCTTCTGGAGCGATCTGGAAGGGACTGAAGGGGAAAGATACCTCGTCATCCAGCAGGGCGGTGGCGGCAAGCCTGATGAGGCTATAACACGAGATTATTTCAGATTCCTTGTTCTTTCCGGTCAGAACGACAGCGACATTAACGAAGTTGAAGACCACGCTGATGCAATACGTCAGGCGATGATCGACGACTACCAGACTGAGTGCATCATCTCGATGCAGCCAATCGGCGGAATCACCGCCATCCAGACCGAAGAAGGTCGTTACCTCTTCGATATTTCCTTTCAAACCATCATTTCCCGATAACACGGAGATAAAGACATGGCATGTGAAGCTGGTGCTTTCACAGGGCGTGATGTCGTCGTTTACTACGCGATTGGCTGCCCCGAATTACAACCCGCCAACGGTGACTATAAGCGCCTTGGTATGATGCGCGGGAAGACTGTTTCCGCTGAGTGGGATACCGCAGACGCTACCGCTGATATGAGCGCAGCGTACACGCAGGAAAATCTTGTTACCTATAAGAATATTTCGTTCTCAGGTGACGGTGTTACCCGCAAAGAAGATGTGTACGCGCAGAATGCACTGAAGCGTCATGTCTATAATCCGCCGGCAGAGACCAGCAACCAGCCGTATGTGTGGTTCAAAATCATCTCCCCTAACGATATCACCGAAGGTCCGTTCATGGTGACGTCATGGGGCGATGAAGCGCCGCACGACGATGTCGCCACCTGGTCTATCGAAGCATCTAGTGCGGGACAGGTTGATGTACGCGACGTCGGCGCGGTGATTACCATCACTACGCAGCCGCAGAACCGCACGCTCACGGTGGGTGATGCACTAAACCTGTCTGTGGCAGCAAATGTCTCTGACAGCTCCACTCTGACCTATCAGTGGAAGAAGGACGGCACTGACATCACCGGTGCAACGAACGCTACCTACATGAAGGCCAGCGTCGATACTGATGATGCGGGGTCTTACTCCTGCCAGGTAACATCATCAACCGCCGGTTCGGTTACCTCTAATGCGGCTACCGTGACTGTGAACGAAGCCTAAACCCATGGGAGGCTTAGCCCTCCCTCTTATTGAGAGTTTCCATGAAAGCAATCACCGATATCGGCCAGGCCGTCATTCGCGCTGGCGGCAAAGAGATATTCCTCAACCCTTCATTCCTGGCTATGTCCCGGATCGGAACGCCTGAGCAAATCGTTGATGCTTTCGTGAAAGTTCATGCAGGCCATTACCCAAAGCACAGAATTGCTGACCAGCAGATACTCAAAGCGGCTAATGCACGCTGCTTTGCAGACATGGCAGCAGCTGCAGCTAACGTAGTCAGGCATTGCTCTGAAGGCGACATTGCTGAAATCATCGGCTCTTACTCAGTGACTACGGCGGGACGCCTCGTGTTTAAGCCTGGCTCGTTGCCAGTTGAGGACGTCATCCAGCTGGCCCGTCACCTGATTTTGCATGGCGTAATGGGTGATCAGCCGCCCGAAGAGTTCGAGAGCAAGAAAGGCGAGTACAGCGATAAATTCGATGCCCGTACATTCGTTTATACCGCAGTTGCCCACCTCGGGATGAGTGAGGCAGACGCCTGGAACATGACGATGACCAGCTTCCGGGCTGCCATGAATGCCAGGTTCCCGCAGAAGGATAAAGGCAAGGTGCCAACCCAGGAGAAATACGACGAGGTTATGGACTGGGCAGAGCAGATGCTAGCGATGGATGCGCAGAGGCATGGGCCGCACTAAATGGCCCACTCAGGTGGGCTTTTTCTCAGGAATCTCAGCAGTGAAGCCGGTCACATCCCAAGTTTTTTCCCATATCTCATAACCAAGCTCTTTAAGGCGTAGGAAAGTTTTTTGGAAGACGGTATCGAAATCCTCATCGCTTAGCCCATCAAGCTCCAAATCATCAAGGTGGATATGGAAGGTGGTGTGACCAATTCTGACCTTTTTATTAATCTCAGAGAAAGTTCTTTTGAAAATTATCGCTGATAGCTCATCCCTTGCCTTGCTTACTATCTGAATAGCCTCTTCGGCAGAGATGACCTCATCATCTGACACTTCTGCCAAAAAGCTACCATCAAGCCTCTGCACAATTTCTGCATTCATTGAACGGTTGTTAGCTTTGGCAGAGTCTTCAATTTTCTCTTTAAGTTCAACTGGAAGCCTGATTCGTAGCTGCGGATCTTCTCTGCTCATGTTCAGCGTTATGCCTACAAAAAATTCACAATAAGTAAATTATGCCCCACCGTGGGGTTGACAGCAATGACGCACGGTGTGACACTTACATCAAGCCTCACGGTGGGGCATTTACTGGAGGGTTTAATGGAAAAGGCAAAAGACATGTACCAACGCAAGGTTCGCTTCCCTGAAGACGTACGTAAGGCTATCGAGAAGAACGGTGGCGATGAGTGTCGTCAGTTTAATACAGAGCTTATTTACCAGCTGAGAAAGGTGTACGGATTGGCAGGTGAGAAAAGTGCTCAAGCATAAAAACGTTGAAGCCCCGGCTGCGCTAACAGTCAGGGCTTCGGTATCGAACAAATCCGGCAAGGAAAATATCGACATGAATATTGTAGCAAAATCAGATTACAACTTCCAAGGATTCGCATTTAACCCAGTGACAGAAGGCGGGGCTATCTGGTTTACCTCCACCGAACTGGCGAAGGCACTCGGTTATAAAAAAACTGATGCCATCAGCCAAATTTATGCACGTAATGCTGATGAGTTTTCCGAGTCGATGTCATTGACACTCAATATGAAGGTCAACGGGATAAACAATAGCTTACGTAACAAATCGGTCAGGGTTTATTCACTTCGAGGCGCTCATTTGGTTGCGATGTTTGCCTCAACACCAAAGGCCAAAGATTTCCGACGCTGGGCGCTGGACATCCTGGATCGCGAGGTTAAGGACTCACCGATCGCCAAGCAGTTTTCTGATGAGGAGTTGGTGAGTCTTTGTTACTTGCAGCTCTGGATGGAAAAGAGCCAGCAGATCAGCAAGAAGCTCTATCCTGCGATGCGCGAACTGGGATCTGAACTTTCAGGCAAGCTACGCGATATCGCACATGAAACCAGGTACATGACGGACGAAACCAAAAAGATTTTACTCCGAGAAACACAAAACTTGGATAACACGAATTTTGTCGTAAGTAGCGCTCAGCCTGTGCTGGCAAAACTCCGCGGCGAAGACGGATGGATTCACTGATGGGCGCATGGGATGGCGCAAAAAGAAAAAGCCGATAGTTCGAGCTACCGGCTTCCTTTGAAACTTGTCATAAGGGTCCAACCAATGACTTCTTTAAATTTAGCAGTTCATGAACCAAATGTCGATCCCAAGCCACTGCCAGTGATTGAATGGAAGGGGTTGCGTGTTGTTACGACTGAAACGCTGGCCGCAGGTTATGGTTCTGATGAGGCTAATATTAGGAAAAACCTTTCGCGCAATGCCAGCCGCTTCATTGAGGGCATCCACATCTTCACCATTAAAGGCCAAGAGCTGAAGGATTTGCGAGTGACTAATAGTCACGCACAAATTTCGAGCAAAGCCCGCTCTGTTGTTTTTTGGACCGAAAAGGGCGCGGCCCGTATGTCGAAGATTGTTGATACTGACGAAGCATGGGCCTTTTTCGAACGCCTTGAGGATGCTTACTTCCGTCCAACTCCATCAATGGGTATCCCGCTGACCTATGAAGCAGCTCTGGAAGACCTCCTGACAAAAGTGAAAGAGAACCGCATTATTGCTGAACAGCGCGATCGTGCAGTTAAAGAGAAGCGCTGGATCTCTGAGAAACGCGAAGTAACCGCGATGGCAACAGCTTCCGCTGCTGTTCGTGCCAAAAACAAACTGGCGGAACGCATCGGGGAAGGAAAAAACTATGCCGCCATTATCCCGGTAGAGAAGAAGCTCGGACAGAAATTCAAATGGCAGCCACTGCGCAAGTGGTGCAGGGAGAATAGCGCCGAACCGCATGAGGTTGAGGATCCGCGTTTTGGCACCGTGAAGTCCTGGCCTCGCGCTGCATGGATGGCGGTGTACAACGTGGATTTGCGCAAGATCTTTTAATCGGCGTAAAAGTCCGCCAATCCGCCGATTTCTCAGCCAATCGACATCCCAACCCGCTTAACTGCGGGTTTTCCCGTTGCCATGGATAGATGAACAGTTTTTGAAGTCATGCCCGCGTGATAAATTTAAGGAAATACCATTTCGTGGTGAATCAGCGTGGAAGACGAAAAACAGCACCAAATGCAACTTCAACTGACCCTTCAGCGGCGGCTGGAGAAAGTTACTCCTGAGCTATTTTCTGAATATCTCTTCGAACGCGGCGTCAAAACAGTCATATGCCCAATTTGTGGGAGTGATGATATTTCTATACCTAACGCCAGTTCAATCACTGTGGGGCCTGATGGGTGCGAAAGCAGCATTTATGCCATCCCTGTCAAACTTGATACAGAAGGACCATCATACTCTTTAGTAAAATATGAATATCGTTTGATATGTAAGAACTGTGCGTATTCTATGCACTTTGCAACGTGGCCAGTATTGAAGTGGGTTGAACAGAAGTTGTCAGAAGCAGGGGAAGACCAATGAATATTAGAATGGAAGATAACATTCACGTAGTCGATTTCCCGAAACACGGTGGCGGAGGTAGCGGAGGAGATGACATGCTAGAGAAGCGTGTAAAGAAACTAGAGGATGATCTGGCTGGCATTCGGACTGATATAGCAGTCATAAAATCAAATTATGCAAACAAAGAAGATGTCGCCTCTTTAAGAGCTGAGTTACACCAATCTATTTCCGCTCAGACAAAATGGTTAGCTGCGACCATGATTGGTATAGCCGGCCTTGCCATGGCAGTTGCCAAGCTCATTTTCTAACCCAGCGCTCGCTGAGTTTTCCCTGGCCACGATCCCTGCTAGGATTCCCTCATCTTTTACCAAAGGGGATAGGGATATGCATATCGACATACCGGGCGCTATCAATGACTATTTCACAGTTAGTGGTTCGGAAGAAAAAACTTATAAATCAAACAGAAGCAGAATAAGGGCGCTTGTTGAAATACGGAACCAGAAAATTCAGCAGGTGATCGCTGATGGGGGAAACATACATACCGCATCCTTAGATTTACAAGATCAGGTTAGTGACTTTTTTTCTGAAGCTCCGGTTGAAGCACAAGTTGTGCTTTTTGAAACGCTCGCTGAAGAGATGCTAGCCTCAGCATCAGCAATAAATGATGAAACTACCAAACTCAACGCTCAAGTCGCATCAAGCGAGGCGACAGGTCATGCAATTGGCCAGTGGATAGGCGCTGGTATTTTGCTGGTGTTCCTTCTTTTTATGTTCGGTTTATTAAAATAGTAAGACTCATCTTGCCCCCAAAACCTCGCTCTGGCGGGGTTTTTTATTGCCCGGAGAAAAGCAAATGTCCGAGAATCTTGGGACTATAGAGTACATTATCAAAGCAGATACAGCACAGTTGCTGATGGCTGATAAGGAGGTGGTCAAAGCCACCGACAATATGCAGGATGGTTTTGACGCAGCTGATGATGCGGCGCAATCACTTTCTTCTTCTCTGGGCGAATTGAGTAAAATTGCCGCAGCTGTAATGGCAATCCTTTCTGTTAACCAGATATCGCAATATGCCGATGCTTGGACCGAACTGAACAACAAACTAGCGAATGCGCTGCGACCAAATGAAGAGTTGGTGGACGTTACAGAGCGGGTATTCAATATCACTCAGCAAACACGCTCTAGCCTGGAGGCTACCGCCTCTCTCTATGCCCGACTGGAGCGTGCAACCCGCCAGTACGGCACGAGTGCGCAGGACCTTGTAAAACTTACAACGATAATCAACCAAGGCTTTGTGGTTTCAGGTGCTACCGCTGAAGAAGCAGAGAACGCGATTATCCAGTTATCTCAAGGCTTGGCGTCTGGTGCATTACGCGGAGAAGAATTCAACTCTGTAAACGAGCAGGGTAATCGTCTAATTGTCGCTCTTGCGGATTCAATGGGCGTGACAATTGGCCAGATGCGCCAGTTAGCCGCTGAAGGTAAGCTTACTACCGATGTTGTTGTGAATGGCCTGCTATCCCAAGGAGCAACCATTGGAGCTGAATTCGCCAAAACTACGACAACAATCAGCCAGGCAATGCAAGTTGCTGGCAATAATATTACCAAATTTATTGGAGAAAGCTCTTCTGTGAAAGCGGGTGTTGCTATCTTCAATGACGCCATAATCACAGCAAGCAATAATATTTCAGGTCTGAGCATGGCTTTGACCGCAGTCGCTGCTGTAATGGGAAGTCGATATATTGGCGCTCTGACTATGGCTGCTACAGCGCAAGTTCGTAACACTGCCTCGCAAATTGCTGCTGCCAAAGCAGCAGTAGTAACCACCTCAGCTGCTGAAGCACAAGCTGCTGCGCAATTACGCTCTGCTCAGTCTAGTAAGAACGCAGCAACCTCTGATCTCAATCTTGCTCAGGCCAGATTAAACACTCTTAAAGCAACTGCTGCTTCTTCTGTAGAAGAGGTCAGACTAGCGACTGCGGAAGCGCAAACCATCCGAACGCAGCTTGCGCAAATTAACTCTGAGAAAGCGCTTGAGGCTCAGCGTTTACGCGCTCAAATTACCGAGCAAGGCCGGATTCAGGCTGCAACTCGCATGGCTCAGTTGCAGCAGGCATCTGCTGCATTAACTACGCGACTTGCGGCTGCCGAGGCTACTGCCTCTCAATCCCGGGCGGCTGCAATTGCATCTGCAGAAGCTAAGGTTTCCGCTGCAAGAATCGCCTTGGCTAATGCCACTGGCGTCGCAACAGCAGCCAATGGTAGATTTATCGCATCGCAAGAGGCATCAGCAGTGGCATCACGAGCTGCTTCAGCTGCAGCCGCCTTGGCGAGAGGTGCTCTTTCCCTTATTGGTGGTCCTGCTGGTGCAGCCATGATTGCGGCTGGAGCCATATTCTATTTTTGGCAGAAAGCTCAGCAAGCCAAACAAGAGGCAATTGCCTTTGCTGATGGTTTAGACAAGCTCAACTCATCTTTAAAATCATTGAGCAACACTCAATTGCGAGGAACCATTGCTGATGCCAATGTGTCAATCCGGGCGCAAAAAGATGAAATAGCTGATTTAGAGTCGGATATCGTATCGCTTCAAAATCGCTACAAGAGCTTTACTCCAGCCGCCCAAGCTTATGCGGATTCAATGGGACAGGGAGCAGAATTTAGCCAACGGCAGGCTGAGGTTTCAGATGAACTGAACGGGAAGATTCGGGATCTCGCCAACAAAAAGGATAAGCTTGCTAGAACAGAAAATACTGCCTCAGAAGCGAACCGTTTGCTTACTAACAATATGCTCTCATCGATGGGTGTGCATGATCAACTCATTGAAAAAGGCACCACCCTGGAGAGAGTTCAAGGAGCTGTTGCGAAAGCCTTCGGTAATACTGCTGATGAGATTAACCGGGCCAATCAGGCCGGGCAGAATTTCAACCCCAAGTCACTACAAGTAGATCCCCCTACTGAGGGCGCAGATAAAATCATACTTAGTCTTGAGGAGCAAAATGAGCTTCTTAAGATTCAAGGTGATCGTCAGCGCGCCATTGCTAAAGCCAGGATGGAGACTTCAAAGGTCACTGACAACCCTAATCAGATTGCATCTGCCGAGCGTCTGGCTGCAGAAAATTACGATCTACAGGAAGCTGAGGAGGCGCGACGCAAAGCGCAGCAGCAGAGTGAGCAGCAGGGTAAAAACGCAGCCAACCAGCAGGAAGCCGTTGCCCAAAAACTTGCCAATCTTAAGCAGCAAACAGACCTCGCAGCCGATTCTACAAAAGAATTAAGCCGCGAACAGGCAGTTCTCGCAGCCCAGCAATCACTTGGGAAAGGCGCAACTCAAGAGCAGATCGCGCTGGCTGGTAAATATCGCGGGGAAATTTGGGATACAGCAAATGCCCTTAAAGCCCAGGCCGCTGCTGAAAAACTACTACCGGAAGCCAAAGAGAATGCTAGCTACAAACAGGATGTTGAAGACCTTAAAACCGCTCTGGCCGCCAAGAAGATAAGTCAGGAGCAATTCAACGAAACATCTCTGCGTATCGAGCAGCAGCATCAGGCTAACCTGGCAAAAATCCGGGCCCAGCAGGCAGTAACACCTCAGCAATCTGCAATTGGTGAAATCGACCCGGTTCAGCAATTAGCAAATCAGCACGCGCAGGAACTGGCTCTCATCCAGCAGTTTGAAACGCAAAAGGGCCAGATCACTCAGCGTGGTCTCGAACTGATGAATGCTGCCAATACTCAATACGAGCAGGCCCGTATAGCTGCGCAATGGGAAATTTATCGCAACCAGAGCACCACTAACCAGCTTATGGCTGACGCTGTAGACTCCCTCCAGGGCGGAGCGACCAATGCCATAACCGGGCTGATTAACGGCACTCAAAGCCTGCAGGAATCATTCGCTAACATCGGCACTACCATCCTTAACTGTGGTTGGCAGCTTTGTTCAGATGGGCGTGGAGTGGGTTAAGAGTCAGTTAATGGGGCAAGCTGCAGCCGCTGCATCACTGGCATCGACTATGGCACAGGCTACCGCTGCTGCCTCTGCATGGGCGCCAGCCGCAATGAGCGCATCAATCGCCACATACGGCAGCGCGGCAGGGGTAGGCCAGGCTGCGTATGCTCAGTCTTTGGTTGCTGCTAAGGCAATGGCTCTTGCAGGTGGCCGCCGCTACGGCGGCACGGTATCAGCCGGCAACGCCTATCGCATCAACGAAGATGGGCGCTCTGAAATCTTCCAGACTGCAGGTGGGCAGCAGGCATTCATCCCGAACCAGTCAGGGAAGATCATTCCTGCTGATAAGGTTGGAGGTGGTGGCGGGGTAGTGCAGCACATAACTTTCGAAATCAACACCACTGGCGGCATAGACGATGCGACCATGGCTAAGATGGCGCAGATGATGAAGCAGGTGAGCCTGAACACCATCCGCGACCAGCAACGTCCGAACGGGTTACTACGGAGGTAATCGTGCCAGAAACATTCACATGGACACCACAGAAAGCATACTCCGTTGAGCGCACGCCGAATGTTGCCGTCGTTAAGCTCGGCGACGGTTACGAACAGCGACAGGTGAAGGGTATCAACCCGTTAATGGATAAATACTCGCTCACCTTTCGCGGTGTCAGCGGGGCGTGCCGTAGCAACCCCGCTAAGGATGCCGAGGCGTTCCTGAAAGCCAGAGGCGCGGTTGAATCATTCTACTGGACGCCATCCGATACGGGAGTACAGAAGCTTTTTGTCTGCCGCTCCTGGAATATGACAAAGACCGGGCCGCTGTTTGAACTGACGGCCACTTTTGAACAAGTACCACGATAAGCCGAAAGGCGGGAGACAGTTATGACTTTAGAACAACGTGTTGAAGAGTTAGAGGCTATGGTTGATTCAATGAAAGCACAGATGGAAGAAGTTATTAGCGCTCACACCTGTGCTTATAATCAAATCACTGCGAAATTAGATCAAATTGCCGTAATTCAAGCTGAACGCAAGGCTTGAATAGCAAGTTTTTCAATCTCACCGATGGTTTTATTCTTTATCTCATCTGGCGCTATATCTAGGTTTACCGAATGAAATTGGTCATTAGGGCCAATCAAATTAGCTTTTAATTTAAATGTATTTCCAGCGACCGCAAAAGAAATAAAGTCAATAGCGTTTAATTTCAATTCTGACATTATTTTTCCTTTATCAGAGGTAATCAGCCATCCCCCTTCGATGGTTACGTCAGTGTCCCACCACTGACGGGCTGAGCTTACACGTTAACCAGGGTTATCAGTAAGCAACATCCTGATATTCAAACAGTAGCCACCACTTGGTGGCTTTTTTTATGGGAGTTTGCCGTGCGCGACATACCAGCCAGTATGATTATTGATAGCGTCGACGCCGGAGTAGGCGCGTTTATCGACCTGTTCGAAGCCGACCTGCAACCCTTTGGCGGAGACCTTATCCGGTTCCATTCCGGCACCAATGGATATTACGGAAATGTGATCTGGAAGGGGAATCAGTATCAGGCATACCCGATAGCAGTCGAAGGGTTCGAGTCAAAGAACGAAGGCACATATGCCCGGCCAACAATGGTGGTGGCGAACGTCACGGGTTTACTGACGGGCATCAACCACGACTTCGACGATATGCTCGGTGTGGTTATAACTCGCCGGCAGGTTCCGGTAAAAAATCTGGATGCGGTGAATTTCCCGAATGGAAACCCTGATGCAGATCCGACTCAGGAAGCCGTTTCCCGCTACGTTGTGGAAGAGATGACCGAAGAGACATTCGAGCAGGTCACTTACACGCTGGCGACACCGATTGACTGCGACAACGCTATCATCCCGGCGCGAACCATCCTTGCCGACGTCTGCCAGTGGCTGTATCGCGGCGTCGGGTGCGGATATGACGGGCCGCCGGTTGCAGATGAGCGCGACAATCCAACCACTGACCCGGCGAAAGATAAGTGCTCTCACCGCCGTAGCGGCTGCCGCTTCCGTTATCCACGACCGGAACCAATGCCAATCAGCAGCTTCCCCGGCTCTCAGAAGGTTTCATGATGCAGGAATTACTCGATTATGCGGCATCGTCGCAGGATGAGGTGTGCGGCTTAATCCTGGATGGCGGGCAGTTGTTCCGCTGTCGGAATGTTCACCCGGAGCCCTGGCATCACTTCCGTATAAGTGACGATGACTGGCTTGCAGCAGAGGATGAAGGAGAGGTTACAGCGGTTTTTCATTCGCACCCGCAAAGCCAGCCAGCGCTTTCTGGTGCTGACCGGCAGATGCAGGTAATGACGGGGCTGCCATGGTGGCTTGCATCTGGCGGGCAACTGAGGAAATACAGGCCTGTGCCACTCCTGCTGGGGCGCAGGTTCGACCACGGCATCATGGACTGCTACACGCTCTTTCGGGACGCATACCACCTTTGCGGAATCGACCTGCCTGATTTTGAGCGCACTAACGGATGGTGGTTGCGGGGAGAGAATCTCTATCTGACTAACATGCCGGACAATGGTTTCTATAAGGTGTCCATGCAGGATGCGCAACCCGGCGACGTCATTATCAGGCAGCCATTCCCCGGCGCCGACCCATGCCACTCAATGATTCTCCTTCATGACAACCTGGTACTTCACCATGACCATGCCGGACACCTCAGCAGACGAGAACAAATGCGCCCGGCATACATCAAGCAGACGCATTCAATCTGGAGACACGAACAGTGCTCATCTTTAAATTTGCAGGCAATCTACGCCGATTTTACCGCCAGATATCCCTGAACGTTGATACTCCAGCGCAGGGATTACGCCTCCTGTTGGCGCAGGATTTCGAATTCAAAAAAGCCTTTCTCAATACAAAGCTGCGTGTGCGGGTAGCGGGCGAGGATGTTGAGGTATCTGCGATGCAATGGCATCTGGACCGCCAGCTTAAAGACGGATCAGTGGTCCTGTTCGTGCCGGTAGTGGAGGGGGCGATCACGGCCGCCGCCGCAGCATGGATTGCGGTTGCCGTTAGCGTAGCGTCTATAGCTTATTCGGTTTACATGTCACGCAACATGAAGACAAAAACCTCCGCAGAAGCCGCAGAGACCAATACGCTCACAAATAACTCATTTACCAGTGCTGAGAACCGGGTGGGGCAGGGGCGCGCGGTGCCACTCCTACTGGGAGAAATGGAGGTCGGTTCGAACGTAATTTCACTCGGTATTGACACAAGCAACAACCAGGACTGGACGGAATCTATTAGCTAAGGTGGCATTATGTCTTCAGGCGGCGGCAAAGCATCAACCCCCAAACTCCTCGACGATAACCTCAAGTCAAAGCAATTTTACCGGGTACTGGACCTCATCAGCGAAGGGCCTATCTACGGGCCCGTAGACCAGGAACACCTGTCATCTTTCAAGCTCAATAAGACTCCTGTAACTGACACGACAGGTAGTGTTAGCGTAAACGGTGTCAGTGTCGCATGGCGTCCGGGCTCTGAAACGCAATCCCCCATCAATGGCTTCTCTGCTATTGAAGCGACCACCATCGTAAACACCGAAGTAACCTATGATACTCCGCTGGTTCGCACCATAACCGATCAGGACGTTACCCGGGTGCGGTTTAACGTTGGTGTGACCGGACTGGTAGAGCAGGACACCAAAGGCAATCAGAAAAACACGTCCGTCACTCTGGTGTTGGAGAGCAGAACTGGCGCTTCAGGCTGGGTTATTGAAAAGACCGTGACCATCACCGGGAAGATATCAGGCGAATATCTTGAGGCCCATCTTATTGATGCTCCGGATATCAAGCCGTTTGATATTCGCGTTCGCCGCATTACACCGGACAGCAGCAGCGATTTGCTGTCCAACGGCACTACCTGGAATAGCTACAGTGAAATCACCGACGACAATCTGAGCTATCCATTTTCAGCCATCGCTGGCGCTGTTATCGACCGTGACCAGTACACTGACACTCCAAGCCGTACTTACCATCTCCGCGGGCTGATTGTGTCTGTACCAGACAACTATGACCCGATAACCCGTACTTACTCCGGTTTATGGCTGGGTGGATTTAAGCAGGCTTGGACCAATAACCCGGCATGGTTGTTCAGAGAGCTGGCGAAGAATACCCGTTTCGGACTGGCTAAACGTGCCGGCTACATCGATGTTGATGACGGTGCACTCTATGTTCTGTCTCAATATTGCGATCAGCTTGTTGATGATGGGTACGGCGGAAAAGAACCACGCATGACGCTAAACGCCTACATCACAGAGCAGGCTAGTGCGAGAGACATTCTCGACAAGATAGCGAGCATGTTCCGTGGAATTGCGCTGTGGGACGGCCTGCGCCTTTCTGTCATGCTGGATGCGCCACAAGACCCGATCGCGACAATCACGAATGCCAACGTTGTGAATGGCGAGTTCAAACGAAGCTCTGTAAAGCGTTCAGAGAAATACAATGCGGTTGTAGTGTCCTGGACTGACCCCGACAACGGATGGGAGCAGGTGAAAGAGTACGTTTCCGACGATGAGATGATAGCCAAAGGGAACTACAACGAAACCACTCTGGAGGCGTTTGGCTGCACCTCTCGCGGACAGGCATGGCGGGCAGGTAAATGGCTGCTGGAAACAGCAAAGCGTGAAAGCAGCAGACTGTCTTTCCAGATGGCACGCGATGCTATCCACTTCACGCCGGGTGATATCGTTGAGGTCATGGATAATGACTACGCAGGAACTCGCCTCGGGGGGAGAATTGTTTCTCATTCCGGGAGGGTGATAACGGTTGACGCGGTTGATTCCTCGGTAGTAACGGACGGCTCCACTATGTCGATTATGGGGAGGGACGGAAAGTTCTCTCGCTATGAGATTGATGGCGTTAACGGAAACAACGTCACACTCAAAAACGAACCTGAATGGGTGAGGGCGGGAACTGTATTTGCCATTTCAACCGCAAGCGTTGCGATTCGCCTTTTCCGGATACTGAGCGTTGCCGAAACGGAAAACAACTCCGTATACAGCATAACGGCCTCATTGCACGACCCCAACAAACAGGCCATCGTTGACGAGGGTGCAGTGTTTGAAGTTCCCAGCGATACGCTGAACGGCTACCGCGTGCCTAACGTGGAAAACCTGCGAATCCTGAACACAAACACCGAGACCGTCCAGGTTACAGCAACGTGGGAGACGGCAACCACTACTAAAAAACTGGTGTTTGAGCTGTACATCTACAGTGCTGATGGGAAGCTGGTATCTCAGTACGAAACTGACCAGTTCCGGTATGAGTTTTACGGTCTGAGTGCTGGCAGCTACACGCTCGGCGTTCGTGGGCGCAATGAAAACGGGATGAAAGGCGCCGAAACTCAGGTGAGTCTTATTATAGGCGCGCCAAAGGCTCCTAACTCCGTTCAGTGGATACCCGGACCATTACAGGCCACTCTGGTGCCAGTTATGTCTGTAACGGCAACATCAGATACCTCTTTTGAGTTCTGGTACGCTGGCGAGACTCCGATTCCATTGTCCGACGACATTGAGAATAAAGCTCAATTCCTTGGCCGTGGCAATCAGTGGACCATCCAAAAACTTAAGTTTGACCATGTTTATTACGTTTATGTTCGAACTCGTAATGCATTTGGCGTTTCGGGATTTGTAGAGGCTTCTGGAAAACCAACAGACGACTTCAGTGATATCACCAATGCAATCCTGGAGGAGATTAAAGAGACTGATACGTTCAAAGACCTGATCGAGAGCGCGGTGGAGAGCAGTGAAAAGTTCGCAGAACTGGCTGATGCAATCAAAGAGAATGCAAACGGTCTTGCAGCTGCGGTTGGATCGAATAAGCAGACAGCAGAAGCAATCATCGGAAACGCGCTGGCTATTGCCGATGTTGTCGTGCGCCAGACAGCCCAGCAGGGCGCTAACTCTGCGACATTCGAACAGCTCAGGGAGGTGATCGCCACTGAGACGGAAGCCCGCGTTACGGATGTTACTCGTCTTGAGGCGAAAACTGCCCAGAATGAAGCGGGTATTACTGATGTTCGCCAGGCGTTAGCAACGGAAACTGAAGCTCGCGCTTCTGCGGTAAGTCAATTGACGGCTGCCACTCAGGCCGCATCTGACAAAGCTGATTCAGCAGCTGCTGTAGGTGCTCAGAATACAGCATCAATCACTGACCTTAGCCAGGTTGTCACGGACCTCGATTCCTCAATGGCATCACGCCTGGAAGAGCTGGGGGCACAAACTGATAAGGCCAGCGGCGGTATTCAGAGTAACTCCATCGCGCTAATAACGAGTACGCTGGCGCAGGTTGATCAGCAGGTGAGACTCAGCGCGCAGTACGGTGACAGTAAGGCCAGCATCGATCGTATTGATAATGTTATGGCAAGCGACAGGGAGGCAACAGCGCGTTCGCTGCTGAGTTTGCAGACTGACGTGAACGGCAACAAGGCAGCAATCAACAGCCTGAACCAGACGTTTTCCAATTATCAGCAGGCCACGGCCACGCAGATAAACGGCATTACGGCGACCATCAACGGGCACACTTCAGCGATCACCACCAACGCGCAGGCCATTGCGAACGTCAACGGCGACCTGAATGCGATGTACAGCATCAAGGTCGCTGTTGATTCTAATGGTAATCAGTATGCAGCAGGGATGGGGGTTGGTGTTCAGAATACGCCATCTGGAATGCAGTCGCAGGTGCTCTTCCTGGCAGACCGCTTCGCTGTGATGACTCAGGCTGGCGGTACAGTTACGCTGCCATTTGTGATCCAGAACGGACAGACCTTCATCCGGGATACGTTCATCAAGGACGGTACCATCAGCAATGCCAAAATAGGAAACTACATTCAGTCTTCAACATGGGACGGCACCGGAAATGTTGGCTGGCACATCAACAAGTCTGGCTACGCGACGTTCAATAATGTGACCGTTCGTGGCTCCATTTATGCAACCAACGGTAATTTTTCATTTAACGGGTCCGGTAATACCACAGTCATTAATGGCAACGGCGTCACCATCAATATTCCGGGTGGTGGCCGGATCGTACTTGGGACATGGTGATAATATGCCGACAGGGTTATTGATAGAGCTGAACGACGGCGGGAAACCTATGGAGATAACGGCGGGGCTGAGATGCCCGTCATTTGGAGCAAGTTTTGACAGTGGATATCAGAAAGCCAAGTACGCGGATATTTCCGGTTATGTATCCGGTTCGCAGGTGTTGTTTATCCCCCACGCGACGGCTTATCTTGATTCAGGGCTGCTTCATAAAATGAACTCGGTTACCATATCGGGAGCGCGAGTCACGCAGAACTCAACGATGAAAGACAACAGTATCAGCGAACGAGAAAGCACGTACACGTTTCCCGGAAGCCTCTGGCAGATATTTCCGACAGGTCAGCGAAGCGGGGTGGGCCTGCTTATCAGCGACAGTACTGACTTCACCTCGATAACCAATGCCACGCAGTCAGGGCAGTGTATCTGGAAGGGTACCGTTAATGTTCCGACCGGGGGGTGGGCGGTTCCCACGATAGCAGGATACGACAAGTCGAAGTATGTCGTTTTCGGGCGCTGTAACAGCGGTAATACAATTGACTTCGACGGTAACACAGTCAGGTTTTTCAGCCCTCCGACAACAAATGATGACGCTCCTGCAACCGGCACGATAGACATCGCTATCTTCGCCAGTGGCATAGCGCCGCAGCCTGGCACCGGCCTTAATATTTTCAATGCTGCAGGGGCCTGTACCTTTTCAACCACAAAACGACCTTTCGTATACCTCAATCAACTCTGGTCGCCTTCTAAAAGCGCTGTGAACATAGGCAGCGGGTATGTTCCGCTGGGCAGGTTTGGGTTAATGACCCATGAGGTTAACGGGGTATATGTGTATCGAATGTTCGGTATAAAAATTCAGAATGGTTACGCTTCAGTTCAGGGGGGCAAGTATCTCGGGCGCGAACAATATGCCATTTTTGGTAATGACACGGTAACGCCCCTCAATCTTCCCGTTCTTCCCGATATGTACGTCTGAAAAATATCACCCTTTAAATGCACCCTCGCTCCGGCGGGGGTTTTTATTGCCTGGAGAAAACATGATTTATACCACCGGCACTATCGCCATCAGCGGAAACACCCTTACAGGTACCGGCACAAACTTCACTGCTGCTGGTTCTCTTATTCGTAACGGCTGTACCGTTATTGCAATGACCAGCCCTGTGCAGGTATTTCAGATTACCGCCATCGGCAGCGCAACAAGTCTCACCGTAACGCCAGCGGCTAACCCAGCAGTTCCCGCCGGAACCCGATTTGCCATTCTTCTGAGTGACAGTCTGAGCGTGGATGGGCTGGCGCAGGATATCGCTGAAACCTTCACGATGTACCAGCGCTACATGAGCGGGTTCGCTGATGTGATGAACGGTACTACAGACGTCACTATCACGATTAACGGTGTGGCCGTTACCGTGCCGGGCCAGAAATCACTGGCGAAGAAAGGGGCTAACAGCGATATAACCAGCCTAAGCGGCCTGACTACCGCGCTCAGTATCAGCCAGGGCGGGACAGGGGCAACGAATGCTGCTGGCGCTCGCACAAACCTCGGTTTGGGAACATCTGCAACAAAAAACACTGGAACATCGAGCAATGATGTCATGCAGCCAGGTATGTTTGGGCTTGGTCGTCCGGATGGAGCATTAATATTCAACACAACAAGTCAGGATGATCTTCTTGCTGGATTGACAGGATATGGGCTTACAGTTCTTCGAAATGATGCCCAAATACCTGAGCCATGGAATATATGGAACTATTCTCCGACAATATTTGCCCGTACCGGTGATACTTATAGTCTTTTCTCAATGCCTTTTGAATCATCTGGCAAAGTTCGTATTTTTGGTGGTGCAGCAGCAACTGGATGGAATCACAGCAGGATATTATACGATGATAAAAATACGGTTGTAGATAGCAATGGCTTTATAAAGCAGGCATCCCCGGTCGTCAAAATCTTCACTGATGGTAAGTATGAAACTAACGACGAATCAGAAGGCGTCACGGTGACTCGTCTGGATGTCGGGCAATATCTTATTGAAGGCTGTAAAGCACTCAATTCAGACGCTGCCTGGGGCGGTATCGACGGAGGATTTGAAATCCCCACAGACAGGAATAAGCAACCGCTCATATGGCTGGATTATGAGGTTAGCGCGGATGGTTCTGTGCTGGTGAAAACCTACCACCGAACTCACCCTGATGCGCCAGCATTTGCCAGGAATGAGCGTGATGGATTGGCAGATGGTGAGCCGGTTGACATCCCGGCTCACCAGTTCGTCAGCGTTCGTGTAGAAATGCCAGTTGACAGCATCTGGAATCAGAAACAAACGGAAGAGGCTTTAAAGCAGGAACAGGGCTCGTAAAAAACCGCCGCCCATTTTGTGTAAGAATGAGCGGCGGCTGATTGCTCAGTGTTCATGCCCGAGCAAACGTCGGGAATATTACCCGAACAATATCTACAGGCCAACCTGGCGAACGGTCGGGAACTCAGAAACCAGCCACATATCGGACTCTTCAAACATCTCCTCCAGCAAGCGGTTCAGTTTTTCCCGATCGCTTTTGCTGGCATTGCTGTTCAGGCCGTTCGCCTGCATCGGCTTCACCTTCACTTCGGCATCAGGGAAAATCTGGTGCACCCGCTTCGTCAGCTCGTCCAGAATGATTTCTCTGGCCCCTTCGAGCCCTTCAACATTTCGCTTGTCATAAACCAGCTCAACGAACATCACTCTCCATCCTTGCTGACTTGATCTGTTGATACAAAAATACTACTGTATATGCATACAGTCAATAAGCAAGTGTGGGTGCTGCTATGCCTCGTCAATATGAATTCACGCAGCTTTTTTAGCCTCTATAGAACAAAATCCAAAGGGTTACCTTTGTCTCAAAACGAACAAATTCATCAATAATTTGCGCGAGAAGAACTGGCATTTCAGCCAGGCAGACGCTAACGCATGGATTGAGAGATACCAGCCAGATTTTGCTGATAAGACGACGGACGGCAGTGATAACCGTTACTGGATCCTGCGTAACATGGGGAGGGTGCACTGATGGGATTTCCTTCACCGGCGGCTGATTTCGTAGCACCGCGTTTATCTCCGGAAATTATCTGCGGGATCGGCATGGACAGCCGCATCCTCGAAACCTCGTCTGGCTTTGCGGTTATCGAGCCGTGCACCAGACTGGTACAGAATCAGGTTCTGCTAATCCTCAGCGGCGGACGGACTCAGTTTGCCAGGGTCATGGGCAGGGCGCTGATTTGTGATGATGGTGAAGCGATAGAGGGGGAGGCTGCGGAAGAGGTTGAGGTGATGGGGCGGGTGACGTTCTTCATCAACAGCGTGATGCAGGATGACAGGGTGGTGTGA